AACAGGCTTGAGCGGTGACGTAACAGGCTTGAGCGGTGACGTAACAGGCTTGAGCGGTGACGTAACAGGCTTGAGCGGTAACGTAACACACTTGATCGGTGACGTAACAGGCTTGATCGGTGACGTAACGTACTTGAGCGGTAACGTAGACGACTGCGAAATTACCGAAAAAAACCGAACTGACGGGGTTAATGTTTTAGACATTGTACTGGATAACGACAATGACCCACTTTGAGTTTTCCAAAGAGCATGGTTGCAGTAGTACGCCGTGTCAAGCGCACCACTTGACTTTTGGTGGAAGGTGTATAAACTGCGGTTACGATCCTGAACATCACGGCCTAGCACTGGCTCCTACGAGGGTATTTAACGCCACTAATCGGCGCTGGTATTCTGTTCCACTGGCTGACGAGAAGGCAGGAGACTAAAATGCAATGTATTTGCCAAGCATTAAAAACTGAAAACCACCAGCTTAAAGAGACGGTGACATTCTTGCGCGGAGCCATCAAGCAAAGTCTCGAATACGGCAATATCACCGATCCTGTATTATATCACGCCTTCGTTGCCACTGAACCCGCCCCGCTAGGCTACGTGGAGAGCGAAGGGGAATTTAATCCTTTCGTGGTAGAACCTCTTGACAAACCACTGACACTGTGAAATAATATAGCCACTTTCAAACAGGAGAATGCCATGAAAACACCTACGGGACACGCTGGAACAGGCGCAATCCAGAACCACAGTTTAGGCGCAGATTACCCGTTTACTATTGTGGGGATCGACACCGATGTTACTATTCACCAGAAGCGTCATTTTTATCGCGCCACGTTGCTGACTACTGGACAGACATGGCCAACCCGTGAAACTTATGAGGAAGCACACGCCGACATTGCCTTGATGAAACTTACGCGTGAGATTACCAAGAATTGCGCGGAGTCTACACCTTATCGTATGGGTTACATTACATATACGTCTGGATCACGCACGGGCAATCCTTACACTGCCAATGAAAGTGACTACGGCATGTTTGGTAAAGGTCATTATGACGCCTTGAGGCTGGCAGGTTTGGAGGAGGCTACATCGTGAGCAACCTTGAATGCAATTGGAATGAAACCTTAACCGGGATCGACCGGAATAACACCAAACCAATATCTGATCCTGACACGACTGCCGGGTTAGACGGCTGCACTCTTTGGGGGTTAATACGCGAATACGTGCAAGCAGAAGCGATGTACCAAAGGCACTACGCTAATGGTGGCCCCGGCTCTTCGATAACCAAAACTGCCGCCGAACAAGTGACACGAACAGAGACGGCTGCGCGTGATGCATTTCAAAAACTACTGCCGACTAACGTGGAGCTAAGGGGCGCGCATAAATGACCGAACAGAAAATACCTCCCGCTTCGGGCGAGTCCCTCTTCAGCGGCGGGTTAGATGACACGGTGCGATACTGGCTTTGCTGCGGTAGCACAGTATATCCGCATGGAGAAAAAACGTGCTACGAAGCGAAGATGGGGCATCCTGAGCATGTGCGATATGGAACGGTAAAGGATCACTCAGAATGGCAAAATAGATTGTCTTCTAACGTTTGAATTAAGGGGCAGGCCGCTTCTGGCCTATCCCGCTCGAATGATGGGTTGTACACCGGGCTACGAAGATGAGCGTAACGAACTACGAAGTGCGACACACTGAAAGACGCGCCATAGCTGCCTTTATTGAGCAGTGGCACTACTCAGGTAGCATAAACGGGTGCATAGCGGACTATTGTTTTTCGTTGCATGACGGTGAACGGATGATCGGCGCAATGTTCTACGGGCGCATGGCAATGGCGGGACAGTGGAAACGCTTTGCTGGGCAGGAAAGTGACGTAATCGAACTGCGCCGACTTTGCTGCATAGATGATACACCGAAGAATACGGAGAGTTTTTTTATCGGAGCAACATTGCGCTGGCTGAAACGCAACACCCCACACAGGATTGTGGTTAGCTACGCGGATGCGGAGCATGGGCATACTGGAACGATTTACCGAGCCAGCAACTTTACGCTGGAAGGGAAACGAGCCGGGGCAAGGGTAATACTCTTCAACGGGAAGCGGTATCACGACAAGGCAATACGCACGAAGTACAAAGGCGAACTAAAGCCATTTGCAGCGAGAATCAAGGCTGCACTAGAAACGGGCGAAGCGGTGTATGCAACAACAGCAGGGAAGTTTTGCTACACTTTCGCATTACGAAAACCGAAGGTGGGGCTAGGCTCTGCGAAAGGTGAAAAATGAAACTAATTAGATCAATATCTATGTACACAGACCATACTTTTCACGGAAAACCAATCGAGACAAGCCGGGTAGACCTCTATTGCGACGAGATTCTAACACCTGAACAAATAGAGATAGAAAAGCACAACCAAGACATGAAGCTACGCAGCATGGCCAAGCGGATGCCTCACAGGTACTGGCGTGAAGTGCCTAACGTAAAGTAGGGGGTCTTTTGGTGAATCTAAATTTGGCAATTGGAGGACAGGCTGGGTTTTCTACTCGCTGAAAATAATACTTGCTTTATTATTTGGTATGTGTATAATTAGCACATCTAAACAGCAAACCAAGGAGAACGAAATGAACTATTTGAACATCGGCTTGGCGGTTAATGACTGCAAACCTAACACAATTGAGGAAACTGTCTCAATTGTTTGCGTGGCAGGCGTAGAACTTTGTGCAGTTGAGTTACAAGAGTCCGACACAGAAGAAACCCTTGTAATATCCACGTATACCCCGGTGACTGAACAGCAACTCCACGAGATTGCCACGAAGCTGAACCAAGAGGCGGTTGCTTATTATTGTGGTAAGACTTCCAAAGGTATCTTAGTAGGCCCTAATGCTCACGCATGGGGAGACTTTAACCTAGATCGTTTTCTGTTTAATACTACGTACGGCTTAGAAACTTGAACTAAGGGCGATTGATACCTGCAACCTTTCCATTGCACCTGCTAAACTTTTCCAGCTAAACTACCCTCAATTCGGAATAGTTTAGCTGTCCCAATTTTAGTTTACTAAACTTTAATTGATCCAGACTTCCCGGGTCACAACCACCAGTTAAAAATAATCAGTAAGCCTATTGACAAACCCGAAAAATGAGAGGATAGTTCTACCTAACAACAGGAGGCTATCATGGACACTACAGACGTTTACCGGGTTGAAGATATAGACGGAGCAGGAGCATTCACTTCAAGACACTTCTCCCTTTGTGACATGTTCGCAGAGTACCAGCTTAACTGGGTATACCCGTTTGCAGTTGAAGATTGCGGAAGGGAACCATGTGAAGGCGAACTTCATGCAGTAAAGAGTTTGGAACTGTTGGCTTACTGGTTCCCTGCCGAAGCAGTAGAAGAAATGACAGGTATGGCAAGAATAAAGCACTACAGGGTTGACAGTGATAATGTAACGCACGGTAAGTTTCAGTTGATATTTGATCCGGTCCGTGCTGAACTGGTTGAAGATTTTCCTGTTTCAAAGCTGTTCGAACTTGTACCAGACTATCCCGATTTTGAAACCATCATTAGGAGGTTATCATGAAATACTTATCTTTGTATACTACGCCTTGCGGCAACGATTTAGACTTTACATTGACTGCGGAATCAGCATGGAGCAAGATCAAGCCTATATCTGAATGCACACTGGTTCAGACGCGGGTTAGGGTTACGATCCATCACGGAACCGCTTACTAACGGAGGTTATCATGAAAGTATTCCACATCAAAATGTTGCTTGGAACCGGAGAATTAAAGCATGTTATCCGGGCGGCATACAACAAGGTCGAGGCAAGCCGTGCTGCATGTCTCGAATTCGATGGAGAACTGATTTACGTTATGGAGGATTGATGCAATGAACTCAGCACTGCCAGTTTTGATAGCCTGCCTGTTGACGCCTTGCCCGACCACGAAAGAACCTTCCGCCCGGTACAGTCTCAGCACTCAGGCTAGTTCAATCGGCCTCAAGGCAACCGGTTCATTGTCGGGCTTCAAGCCATACGATCAATTGAGGGTTGCTAAAACCCATTGACAAGTTTACTAAAGTATGGTATAATTTAGTTGTGGGAGTTTAACTCCGGGTGACTTTAGCAGGTTGCCCGGTTATTTTGTGGGGGTCGGAATGAAAGTGGAATTGATCCGGCTCTTACTGGCCGCTGTCCTCAGTATCGCAAACCATCAAGACTGCACCGGGGTCGAGGAGTATCGTAAACATGAAGCAAAGTGGCCTCACCACCGGAAGCACCATCCAAAGCCTAAATTCTATGGTTCCCGGCCTCGCTAGAGGGGCTACAACGAGTTAACGCAAGTCTGGATAGGCTGACCTAGCTTGGGAAATCCCGCACGAACTGTCCACGGTTGTTGGCGATTCTTGAGAACCATTGACAAACCACCTAGTCTGCCTAAAAAATAGGCAACAATCACAAAAAATAACTGGTTGATTTTATTAGACCGACATTCCCAAAGTGTCGAATTTTACGGGGTTATACCTCAAACTTACTAACAGGAGAACTAAATGGCCTCACCTTCAACTTGGGTTAATCGACAAGCTAACGGACTGCCGTTGTTGGTGGATATGCGCCATGACGATGTACCGATAGTCAACCAGTTATCAGCCAACTCATGCTCTGCTAATTCCGCAGTTGACGTGATGGAAATATGGGAAGTATGGCACGGCACGCCTTGCACCTTGTCCCGGTTGTTCCAGTATTACAACGAACGGACTTACACTCCGGGCGCACTGAACAGTGACAACGGCGCAGAGTCTGGCAGCGTGTTCAAGTCCGCTGCTGAATTAGGAGTGTGTCTGGAGTCTACATGGCCTTATAATCTTGCAACCGTCCAGACTAAACCATCTCAGGCAGCGTACATGGAAGCGCAAAGCCACAAGATTACCAGTTACAGTATGCTACCGCAGGCACAACTGAAAGTCGCATTGGCTATGGGTTATCCTGTACGAGTAGCCATGAACGTTCGAACCGGCTTCTTTGACGTGTACGGCAGCAAGTCTCAGCAGACGGCACAATTCGCAACTTACCTTCAAACTCCTGTTGTTGGCGGTCATGATATGGTGATCCTTGGCTATGACGCAAGAGATAACACCATCCTGATCCGTAACTCATGGGGGACAGGTTGGGGTGATGGTGGCTACTGTTACATGCCTGAGTCTATCCTACTGCAAGACGAATTCAACCTTTGGGTTGTCACCGGGTACAATGGTTACACTATGCCTGCATTCTGGACACCTGACAGTACGCCAGTGTCACAGCCCACGGTTGGTGTTTATCTTGGCCCCGGAGAACAGTTTATCTCAGCCTGTCCTGCCATGATATACGGCAACACTCCGAGGGGCATGGTCACACTCCTGAAAGCGGCACGGAACAACGTACTGGATTCGAACATTGGGACATTGGCATTGCCAGACAGAACACTTGAGGACTTGGGACTTCTCCAGCAGGGAAGTTCACTCGAAGTGCGACTGAACGGTGAACTACTTGCCAGTTTGAACACATCTAACGGTGCAAGTCACCAGTTGATCCTTGCCGATGGAAACCACGTGTTACTTAGGATTAACGCCATAATGACACTGGATGGAACGGTAATTTCGTAAATAGTTAAGAAAGTGCTTGACATTTGTACAGAATTATGAGATAATACAGTGCCTCAAGGAGAGGAATAACAGTTTGCAACAGCAAACGTCAACCGGGACAAGGCCACAACCAAGTCCCAACCGTAACAAGGCAGCTACCACCCCGCGCACAGTGGGACTTCGAAGCTGCCTTTCCCGCTCCTAAAGCCGCCTTACGAAATCTATACGCTTCACTAATGCTACACCAAAAAGGAGACTTACGCAATGAATATTTTTACAATTGGCGATTCGACTGTTGCTCACGTCGATATGGTTCTTCCCCCCTCAGTGGGTGGAAAAGACCTGTCAAGGATCATCGGGTACATCGAAAACGCTGGAGTACCGTCTGGAGTTGTTCCTGACTTCATTGGCCAAAAACTGTTTGATACGACCAACCATAACTTTTATTATGCCTACGGACTGTCTGCCGGGAACTGGCGCACTACCACTTCTATCGCGCTGAGTGCTGGAGAAGTGGCATTCTTGTCTGGAGTAACTGCCGGAACAGGTACAGTGTCTCAGGCACTTGTACTGGATGCAAGTGGCGCAGTTCAGATGCCTGCAACCGGGACACTTGGTTTGTCCTATGCCGCAGTGAACGCTGCCGGAACCACTCCGGGAACCTATGCGGCCTTGACACACCAGTTGAACTCCGTGCTGCTGGCTGATAATACGACGGGTGTCGCACTTCCTGCCGCCGTTGGTGGACAAGCCGTGTACATTCTGAATACTGTCCAAAACAAACGCCTTCAAGTTTCTCCGGTGGCTTCGGGCAATGACCAGATCAACAGCCTGACTGCAAACACTGGCGAATTTTCACTTGCTGCTGGAAAAGGCGCATGGTTTATTCCTACGTCTGCAACTCAATGGTATGTTGACCGTTCGGTTGAAAACAAACTTGGTGACAACAACGATGGGGCGACTGCTCCTGAAACAATTACCAAAAAGGCCACGATTACCTACACAAACTTGGGTACGGCTGGCAAGGTTGACGTGTTGACCCCTGCTTCGGCAACTGCTCAGTATTACGTTTCGAACGTGGTTCTTGTTGGTGGTGGAACGAGCTTCGGGCCTACAGGCGACAGACTTGTTTCTTTGACCGATGGAACAACAGTCTGGACTACGATTGCCAATGCTGACCTTGAAGCTGCACCATCCGTTTCACTGCCGTTCGGCAATGCCAAAGTACCGTATCTTACCGGAACAATTACAACGCCAAGTGCAGCAGGCGCACAGATTTACTTCCAGTACAGTGGAGGAACAACAGATGAAACCACGGCAGGGTCGATTGACTTTTTTGTTACATTGACCAAAGCAACCGTATAATAATGGGGATGCCTCAGGGGGGAAAAACCCATAAGTACCCCGGAACGGGTTTTACATCATGACTTTTTTGACATTCCTCAAAGATTTATTCACATTCAAGACAAAGGATATACCAATGCTTACAATCCATAACGTAATTGCAGAAAAAATTGCTGCCGCTACCGCGAAGGCAGCCACACTTACCGCAGAAGCAGAAGCAGTTGCCACACAGGAAATTGCCGCTGCAAGGGACAAACTTGCAAAAGTGAAGGCCGAAATCGAACCCTCAGTCTCTGCCGAAATTGTTTCACTCAAAAATGACTTGGCAAACGTGGAAGCTGCCGGGGAAACATTTTTTAATAAGGGTGTTGACGAACTCAAATCCCTGTTTGATGCAGTGAGCAAACATCTATGAAAACCCTTTCAGGCGGTTGCGGGAAGCCCACACCTAAACCTCCCAAAAAATAATTCAAATGTTCGTCCGGTTAAAGTTTATAGTCGCGGACTATTGCAAAAAAGTTTTAACCGCCCGGAACAACCGCGATTGGAGTGCCACAAAACTTATTGTCCTGATGGGTTCTGGTGTGATGATGTTCGAATTCGTCTACTCCCATTCACAGGAATATTTGCAGTTGGGATTAGGCCTCAGTGCTTTGATTGCAGCGTTGGCTGGCAAATACTTCGTGGAAAATTCCAACTCGGATGAAGAACCTCGTACTGGTGGTGGTACAGACCACGACCATCCAAGAATAGACAAGGATGCTTAAATGAGAATATCCAAAGATTCAATAACCCGGATTGCTGCCGACACTACCCAATATTCACTTGGGGATGTTATTACAAATACGGTTGCCTCAGTATTAAGGTTTGCTACAAACAATAGTTCTGGTTCAATCAATTCTGCAATACTGGTCGATTCGGTAATTGCTGGTGGAACCAAACTTCAAGCTGATTTGCTTTTATATTCGGCTGCTCCGACAATCGCAGCAGACAATGCCGCGTTTAGTCCGACTGCCGCACAGGAAACAAACTTGGTTGCAGTAGTTCCGTTTTTGACAGCAAATTTTGTGGGAGCCGTAACCGCAGGGCATACGGTAAGTGTTCTGACTGCCCCAATTCCATTTGTAGCTCCTGACGGAGTTTTGTACGGAGTTTTAGTTGCGCGTAGTACGTATACGCCAACTGGAGCAGAGGTAATTACTATCAATTTAGGTATAGTGTGATGACTGTTCCGAATGGTTGGCAACTCGATAAGACCGTTTCGATTGGGCATATTGTTACCACATTGACAATTATCATATCTTTGTTTGTCTGGATTGAGAGAGTTGACTTACGGCTCATTGTTTTAGAAACAGAGATTGTCCAAATGAAGGGTAATGAATCCCGGTTAGAAGCCACTCAGAAAGAAAACGTTGACGAACTAAAATCCATTCTGTTACGAATTGAACAGAAACTGGACGACAAGGCCGATAAAAAATGAGTGTTTATTATCCCGACACGGTTGCAGGAACGGCGCAATCCCAACCTTCCATGCAACAAAACGCTGCCGGGGATACTTTTGCTGTTCCTCCGCAAGTACCCAAACAGGGAATGATTCTACCCTATCAGAGTACGGACACTGTTTTATTGTTGGCAGATCGGTACGCCCGTGGAATTGAAGGAATGGCTAAGTGGGCGGAAGAAGCAAAGAAATGCACGGACATGACAGAAGGTGCTCAATGGACACCTGAAGCACTGGCCGTATTGGAAGCACAGGATCGTAAAGCGTTTAAGTGGAACGAGATTGCTCCAATCGTCCGGTTGGTATTGGGGTATCAGCGCAGTACAAAAACCGATTTGAAGATTACCCCAAGTTGGCAAGGTTCAGCAACTACTCAGACTGCCGATGCGCTGACCTCTATCCTGAAACAGTTGGCTGAGAATTGCCAGCAATCGTATGTGGATACCGAAGTATTCATGGATGGGATTATAACAGGTCGGGGTTTTTATGATGCCCGACTGAATTTTGAAGATAATGAATTGGGTGAAGTTTTCATTACATCCAGTGATCCGTTTAGTACGATACTTGACCCTGATGGGGATCAATACGACTTGAACGAATTGAATTATATCATTGACGATAGATGGGTTACGATTGACGAAGTCGAATCCGTGTATGGGCCGGATGCAGGAATGATGCTCAGACCGTTGTTCAGTGCCGCAGGCATGGCTGGATTACCGAATAGTTCTCTCTCTGCCCTTTTACAGACTGCTGCACCTTGGCGGTATTTTGGCGGTGCAAAAGAAACATTTGGAAGTCGTACACTTGAAAGTTATTATTTGCAATCATATGATCCTGCCAGAAAGAACATCCGGCTTTTGGATTGTCAGTCTTACGTTCGATGCCGTCGCAGGTACTGGATTGACCTCGAAACTGGACGCAAGGAGCCTGTAGATGATTCGTGGACTCCGCAACAAGTTCAAGCCGTGTTGGATTGGAGTAACCAGAAATATCAGGCGATGGGCAAGCAAAGTCCTATCAGGTTGGTGGTAAGACCGGGGAAAAGGATTCGCTGGACTACGATGGTTGGCGACATTGTGGTTTATGACGGCTGGAGTCCGTACAAAACGTACACCAAGATCGGTTTCTTCCCGTGGTTTCGCCGGGGAAAAACGATGGGCATGGTGTCCGACATGATCGAACCTCAAGAGGCTATCAACAAAATGGGCAGTTCTGAAATGGATATTGTTGCCCGTTCCGCAAATAGCGGTTGGAAATATCACCATGACTCACTTACCGCCGAAGAAAAAGATCGGTTGCAAGAGGAAGGTGCTTCTCCCGGATACAATATGGAATGGAAGGGCAGTGTTCCTCCAGAACGAATCGAACCCGGTGCGCCTCCCACACAACTAGAACATTTGCAATTAAGGAACAGAGATTCGTTGAAAAGTATTTCGGGAATTAACGATTCTGCCCTTGGACAAATTGACCGGGTGCAATCAGGTGTAGCGGTGGAAGCCAGACAGCGGCAGTCAGTTATATCTGTTCAGGTATACATGGATAACTTTAGTAGAAGTAAGGAGTTACTTGGGCGTAAGGAACTCGAACTCATACAGGATCACTACACCGAAACCCGCACGTATCGTCTGATGGGTGATGATGGGAAGAACCAGCAGGTAACGATCAACGAAAAACTGGAAAGTGGTGAGATTCGGAACGATGTGACGAACGGTGAATACAAGTTTGTTGTGGATGAAACCCCGTTGGCAAAATCCTTCGCTTCGGCTCAGTTCGATGAAACAATGAGTTTGATACAGAACGGCGTTTTGAATATCCAGATACCTGCCGTGCGTGACCAGATCATCGACTTGTCCAGTTTGCCAAACAAAGACCAGTTGAAACAGGCTATTCAACAATGGCAACAGTCTCAGGCTTCTGCAATGCAGTCACAAAACAAACGTCCTCCCTCGGAGTCTCTCAATTATAAAGATGCACCCGATGATGTGAAACGGCAGATCGAACAACAGGCAGGATTACAACCCTCTCAGTTACAGCCGCAACAGGCCGTGGCAGGGCAACCGCAAGGTGGCGGGACTCCTACTGCACAACCATCACAACAACCCGCGCAAAACGCGCCTATCGCGGTTCAGGGGTAAATTATGAAATCCGGACTTGAAGGATTTGCAGGATTCGCCGGGTGTGTAATCGTAATCATTGCAGCAGTGGTTTTGACGAGTTGCATTTCGCTTTCGTCAATATTTAAGAAAAAATTCAAATGAGCTATCGTAAAAACATAAAGCATTTGCACGATTTACCTGACCATTGGCTTACTGCCCGTGCAGTGGAATGGCTTCTCAGGAACATTAAAACCTGTTGGTGGATTATGAGTTTTACTGCCGATGGCACACCAGTTTCAGCTTCGTTCGGGAACGGGGTAAGGGGGATTGGAGATAACCCCAACGGTAAAACGTTGGATGGAAAAGATGCCAAACTGAAAACTTGGCATCCTCCAATTGAAAAACAACAGTTCGCCAAAGAGATATGCGAATATCTTAATCTGTCATGTAATGGCGGCGGGGCATGGATGGCCGGATGGGTTGACCTCACAGTTGAACAGGCGTTTTACTTAATTTGGAAAGACTTCGATGGAGATATACAACTGGACATCGAGTTTCCGCAGTCGTCCGACGAACTGATGAACAAATGGAATCCTGATAGTTTTGTAAATTTAGCACTGACTGCCATTGAAACTTGGCAAGAACAACGAGTAGCACTTGCACTCAGGCCGGATCAAATAACATCGTTAGCACACTAAAATGACAATCTGGATTAAGTTGATTATTTTCTTGGCGATTATTGCCGTTGCGTCAGGAACCGCATGGCATCTCAGAGGTATTGAAGCGGATCGGGACATAGGCGTTTTAAAACAGCAAGTTCAAGGCGAGATAATCAAACAGCAAGATTTGGTCGCAAAATATACTCAAACTTTACAGATAGTTGCAAACGGTGTGGAGGAACAAACCAATGTTGATACAAAAAAACACAATGCTGAAATTGCTTATTATAAGCAGCTTGTCAATCAGTCTGGAGGCTTGTACGACAACGGCACTTCCGTCCGTAAAGGGGATAGTGCAACTGCCGGAAATTCCGGTAGCGATAACCCAACCTCCAGCGGGACAGGACTTCCAGAAATCGTTGATCGACCACTTTCAGAAGAAAACACTGCCTTCCTCCTCGACCAAGCAAACAAAGCCGACAGAGTCGTTGACCAATACCTCACCTGTCAACAATACGTCAAAAAATTAACAGATTTTTCTAAACTGCATCAAGGGGACCCGAAATGAAAGAAATGAATTGCAAGCAATGCAAAGACAAGGGCGCAGACGAATCCGCAAAACACGAAGGAACCGAATCCAAAAAGGTTGAGGCCGGAGAACCTGCTGAACCGGGTGATCCTAAAAAGAACTGGATTGCCGGAGCCATTGGAAAACCGGGTGCGCTTCATACCCAAATGGGTGTTCCTTCCGGGGAAAAAATTCCAACCGGAAAACTGGATGCCGCTGCAAAGAATAAAGGATTGTTGGGTAAACGCGCACGGTTGGCGATTATCCTGAGTAAGTTTCATCACTAAGTTTGGCGGAAGGCATTCCGCGAACGTGTCGCCTACGTTAAAGGGCGTATGAGAACCGAACTCTAAATCGGGAAAACCAGTCGCCGTGGTAATCCGGGCGTGTCGTTAGTCTATCGAAAAGGACAAGAAAATGCCTCAAGAACTATCACCAGAAGAAGTAGCGTTGCAGGAGTCTACAGCAGCTTTAGCAAAAGAGGAAGCGGATCGTTTGGCAAAAACCGATGAAAAATTCGGGGATCAGTCGAAACAATCAGCACAGGTTGCGGAAGCAAAGATTGAAGAAACCAAAACCGAGCCAGTAGAAGTAAACATAGGCGAAACCGAATCTGTTGCAAAAGTAGTTGAAAAACAACGTGGCAATCCCGTCGATGCAATCGTGGCTTTACGCAAGCAATTGCAAGAGGAACGTGAGCAAAGAATCTTGGTACAAGGACAAAATCAAGTTCTGTCCCAAGTATTGCAATCGGGAGGACAACCCCAACAACAGCAACAACGAGTTGATCCGGCAGTATTGCTGAACCAGATCGAAGATGCCAAGTTGGAAGCGGCAGACAAGGTGGACAAAGGCGAGTTGACCGTCCGTGAATATGAGCAAACCCGTTCGCAACTCGAACGCAATGCCCGTCAGATCGAACAGCAACTTTACTTGGAGCAACAGTCGAGACAACAACCTGTGCAAGTAGCGAAACAAGATGATTTGTATCTCGCCCAACAGACTGAGGAACTGGCTAATGCGTATCCTTTCTTGGAGGAATTATCTGCCGATGATTTGGAACCTTTTCACCAACTTGCTTTGCGGCAGGCTGTAAAAGAGGGAAACCCGATTCAGTCAGGGCCACTCGAAACACTGCGACTACGTACACTGATGGTGCAACTTGCGGCAAAAGTGTATCAACCTGAGGAAACGAAAGCCGCTGCAAGTGTGACACAACCGAGTTCTGCCGATGCCCAAAAAGCGTTAGATGCAAAACTGGCCATGCAAGCGACAATGCCCCCGGACACTAGCAAACTAGGTAGCGGAAGTTCAGCCGCAGGAATGACAGAAGCAGAATTGGAACGCAGGTTGACTGCACCCAATTTGACTGACGCGCAAGCGGAAGCGTTGCTCTCCAGCATTTCCCCGGCACTCCGCGAAAAACTGAGCATACGTTAAGTGTGCTTGTAATTTAAACGATAGGAGAATAACATGGGCTTTACTGCATTTGGCGCGTTGAGTGCCTTGCAAAAAAGAGTCTGGTTGGATCAAGTCTCTGTTCAGGGTCGTCACCGTGCCTTCTGGCTGGCGAACGGCTTTGTAAGCAATGACGAAACCAACACAGGCTTGCCTGTTACGAAAGTTACCAAACTGAATGAAACTGAGCGCGGGACAGAAGCGGTTATGCCGTTGATTCCTGACTTGGATATTAACTCAGGTGTGGTTGGTGACAACCGTTTGGAAGGGAACGAAGCCGTACTTGGCGCAGATTCCCAAACCATTCGTATTGACCAACTTCGTAATGGTGTGAAATCAAAAGGGGCGATGGCTGAACAGGAAACTGTTATCCAGTTTCGCGCACAAGCACAGGACAAACTGGCATTTTGGCTGGCTGACGTTAAGGACGAACTGATGTTCTTGACCGTGGCTGGACGTGCCTATACCCTGACAACTGGTGGCGCAACTCGCGGTACATCGCAATTGTCAAGTTTGAAATTTGCCAACGACGTTGTTGCAGCTTCCACTCACCGTATTATTTACGGTGGTGCAGCTACAACCGAAGGAACCCTGACAGCGGCAGACACTATGACATGGAATCTGGTTGTGAAATCGGCAGCGTTTGCAAAACGCAAAGCCATACAGCCTATCCGTCAAGGTGGACGTGAATATTATGCAATCGTAATGTCCACAGAGCAAATGCGCGACTTGGTTCAATCTGCCGATTACAAGGCAATTGTGTCTCAAGCCGAAGCGCGTGGTTCCGACAATCCTCTGTTCGCAAATGCGAAAGTGGTCATTCAAGGTGTTGTGTTGTATGAACACCAAAAAGTGTATCACACTCTGGATGGTACAGGTTGGGGTGCAGCTAATGCAATCCACGGCGCACAAGCAGTTCTTCTGGGGGCGCAAGCACTCGGTATCTGTGAATTGCGTGGGAAAGCACAAATGGCAGAATCCGATAACACCGACTACGGCAATCAGCCGGGTATTGCGATCAAGAATATCTTCGGTATTCTGAAACCGCAGTTTAAATCGAAATACGATAGCAATGCAGTTGAAGATGCCGCAGTAGTTAGCATCAAAACCGCTGCTGCCGCCTAATAGGAGGAAACGAAAATGTCGCAATTTGAACGTGTAAGTTTCCAACTGTATGACCAAGACGGTATTGCAATCAATGCAACTGGCGGTCAGGTACAAGTAAACACTGTATCTACCTGTCATAAGGCGACACTGTATGACAAAAATGGGGTTGCAGCAACTAACCCTGTTACGTTGTCCACAGGTGGTGCGGAATTCTACGTTTTGAGTTCTGTATCCACGGTTGACCTTTACATTGACGCGCCTCACGGTCAGTACGCAGTAAAAAAAGGCGTAGTTGTAGGCGGTTCTTACAACTACAAAGTCAACACTAACGAAAAACAGCAAGTGTATGTGATACCTTTCAGTATTACTGACGCCGCTGCGACTGTCGAACATGATACAGGGGTTGTTCTTCCTGCCCATGCTCAAGTTGGTTCCAAGTACCAAGGTGCAACAATCCGTACCGTGACGCTTGAATCTGGCAAAACAATCGACGTTGGCACACTCTCTAGTCAAGCTGGAGGCGATGCAAACGGTTACGTCAATGCCAATTCGTTGACAAATGCTGCACAGTTGATTATCACGGAAGGTGCGTTATACACAACCGCAGGCGAAGCCGCGTTTGTTGATACCAATCCTGCTGCTGTAAATATCTCGTATACCTTGAGTTCTGCTACCAGTGTTGCGGAAGGGTTCATCATTCTTCCTGTGATTTTGGAAACAGCATAAAAGGTTGACTTGATAGGTAATTTGTGATACAATGCAGGGGTAGTATTGAGAAGTATTATCTCTGCATTTAACCACAAGGAGTTTAACTATGGAACAAGTACAAAACAAAGAAGATGTTGGATACGTCATTGATACGCTTGCCGTTGCTGATAAACGTATTCACAAGATACCTGTCTCTTTTGACAGTCAGAACAAACCCGTTTCGTTCAAACATTATAGTTTGAGCGCGAACGAGGAAACAGAAATGCCGATAAATCATGCCATGTATTTCTTGGTGGATAGTGCATTTATCGTAAAAGATGGAAACAAGGTAGTTCTCAAAGCTCTCGCCAATCAAGAGCAGGCGACCCACATAGCGATACCGGAAGGATTCGTGCTGGCTGAGTATTCGGAACTGAACCGTGACGCCTTAGTGACCCGCTGCAAGGTCTTGCCGGGGTCGGCACACATCCATCCTGTAAAAACCAAAGTGGACGAGTTGATTGCTTTTTTGAAATCGGCTCAACCAGTTGTTGCGGATACAAAAAAGTTCGATGAAGTCGGAATAACGGCTCTCGACAAAATGTTCGGTGACGCATAATGAATGACGGGTGGAAAGAGTGAGTGCCAAGTTTAAAGTGGCGGAAATAGCCGAACTTGCATTGGGCAAGATCGGGGCGTTTACCGTTGCGATGGTAGCAGCCGATCCCGATGAAATGGTTCGAACCGTCAAATGGATGGATATTGTGGTAGCCGAACTGGTCGGAACAAACCGGGCGTATTGGCTTACCCCTCAAAGTGTGACAGCCGTTTTAACAGCGGCTGTTCCCACATATACACTTTCAACACTGTTGGGAACGAGTTACCCGGCAGACGGGATACAATTCCCTACACAGGCGTTTATCGTGGACGCGGCTGGTTCTTCAAACGAAGTCGAACTTATTTCACGACAGGCATATGAGAGAATCGACACAAAAACTGACGTAGGTTCCCCTACGAAGATTTACATTGATCGACTCAATGACACACAAAAAATTTCAGTGTATCCAGTTCCTTCTGACGGAACACTGAGTTTGCGTTTGGTATTCCAAACTTTCGCTACAAACTTGACAGAAGGAACACCTGAGTTTGGTGGTAATGTTCGTCATGGTTTTTCTGTCGAATGGCAAAAATGGTTGATTACTGCAACTGCTGCCGAAATTGGAAATGGCCCGGTTCGTAGATTGCCGTTGCAGGAAGTTCACGACATGAAACAGGATGCGTCAATCTCATTGCTTACCCTTATCAATTATTCAAACACTCAAAAAACTACAACACCCAAACGAACCAAGGGGATGATTTAATGACTACCGCTTATTCGATTAACGAATTCTCGTTGGCAAATAAACTGTACCGAAACAGCGATGTTACATTTTACACTATTTCTGGAGGTGTAAAGACAACCACCAAGGCCGTTTTGTATGCTGACTCTACTGCTACGACAGTGTTACGTAACCCTCAAACGCTGGATACTGAGGGAAAATTTGTTCAATCAGTTTTTGTTACGGTTCCAGTAATTGCAACTATTTCAGGTTTAACATTCCCGGATCACGATACTGGAATAAACACAAATTCGATTTTTGTGGTTGCGACAGACAAAGGATTGACTGACGCCGATGTGGTTCTCACTCACGCTGATGTAGTTCTTACCCACGCAGATGTAGTTTTGACGCAAGCCGATGTTGTAACTGCTACAACCCAAGCTGGACTTGCTACAACCCAAGTTGGACTTGCTACAACAAACGGGGCAGCGCAAGTAGTTCTGGCAACCGCACAGGCGGTCATTGCCACGAATGAAGCAGGCACGGCTACAACTCAAGCTGGTATTGCAACTACCCAAGCTGGACTTGCTACAACAAACGGGGCAGCGCAGGTTGTATTGGCAACGACTCAGGCAGGAAACGCTTTGACTTCTGCCAATAACGCTGCAACGAGTGAAACGAACGCACTGAACTATGCAAATAGACTGACAGGCACTTCGACTACCACGTTGACTCCTGCAATCGCTTCCAAAGTATTCACGACGCAGGCAGGGAAAGATTTTGATGTAGGAACTACAATTTTTGCAGTATCTGCTGCCGACCCTACAATTTGGATGTTCGGCGATGTCACAGGCTACGCAACAACGACACTAACCGTGAACGTGACTGTTATTGGAACTGCGTCTTCAAAAGCTGACTGGAACATTTATGGCAGGGCTGGAATTCGTGGCGCAACTGGCGCAACCGGAGCGGCAGGCTCAATTCCAATCGCAAGTGGGGCTGGAACAGTTGACGCAATAACTGCGAACTTTACACCCGATATTGCTTTGGCTGACATGCAATTATGTACGGTTGTGTCAAGCGGAGCCAATACCTCAACAACGCCCACATTTGCGCCTGACGGATTAACCGCACACACAATCACTACCCGTGGTGGTGCAGCATTAGTCGCCGGGGATATTGGTCCTGCCGGATTCGTTGGAATTTACGAATACAACTTATCAAATACCAGATGGGAATTATTGAATCCTGCAAAAACCCTCGTTGCCCGTGTAACTGTAGCATCCCACGCAACAACCGCAGACATTTGGGGTGCTGCCGGGAACCAAATCGACTGGACAGGTACAGCAACTACAACAGCATTCCCTAACGCGCCACAAGCGGGGGTGGAACGTGTGCTGATATGCGCAGGGGCTTGCTCGTTCACAGCCGGAGCAAACATGCTGATAGATGGTGTGGCTTCAACAGCAACAGTGACCTGCGCAGTAAATGACCAAGTAATTGTTAGGGCCGTGTCAACAACCCAGTTCAAACTAAGTAGGATCAAATATGATGGAACACCTCAAGTATCTTCTAGCGTGTTTCCTGATGGAATTACATGGACAAGTCGAACCAGTGCTGCCGATAATAGTTGGCGTAGTGTAACTTACGGAAACGGCTTGTTTGTCGCTGTGAGCGCTGATGGAACAGGCAATCGTGTAATGACCTCTCCAGATGGAATTACATGGACAATCCGATCAAGTGCTGTTGATAACATGTGGCTTAGTGTAACTTACGGAAACGGCTTGTTTGTCGCTGTGAGTTCTGATGGAACAGGCAATCATGTAATGACCAGTGGAGTACCTTTGCTAGATACTTTACGATGCCCATCAGTAACTGTGCCAACACGAACCTTAAATACAACATACGCAAACACTAGTGGTAGGAGCATTCTAGTCACAACAACATTTCGGTGTGCAGTAACTACATTAAACGGGAACGCTTATGCTATTGCAAAGGCAGCCCAAGCATCACCTCCAACAACTGCAATAAGTGGAAATGTTGGAATTCAAACGGGATTGCTCAATGAAGATGCCACATTTCAATTATGTTTTGTGGTTGTTCCGGGACTTAATTACAGAGTGGATTCTGTAGCAACTAACGGAACGGTAACACTAGGCTCGTGGTTTGAGTACGCTTATTAATTAAGGCAAACACAAATGATCCAGACCGCCACAACCAGTATCAGCTAATGGTGCGACTGGAACCAACGGCGGCCCCGGCGGAGAGAGCTACGCAATGATTCAATACAACGCATAAGGATAAATCATGGCAATGATGTGGACATACGTGGTTGATACTGGTTACTTATACGATCCCGATGGTGTAAGCGTAGCTGCTGGTTATGCTGGTGGCAATTGTGGCAAAAATCCAGAAGGTAAGAACAATCCCGACATGCAGGATCGAAAATCAATTGGCCCATTGCCTTGCGGATTTTACACTTTCGGACAACCCGTTCTACAATCTCACCTTGGCCCATTTGCAATTCCTTTGATTCCATACCCTGATAATGAAATGTTTGGACGTGGCGGTTTTTACATTCACGGCGACACTACTCCGGGAGGAAACGCTTCGGAAGGTTGTATTATTCTTCCAAGGTTAATTCGGAATCAATTGTGGAATTCTACCGATCACAAACTGGAAGTAGTTTCAGGAGAATAAAATGGCAGTTACACGAATTGCAGAATTTGATTTATGGCGTAACGGATATGGCGGAAGTCTTGTCAATGTGTATTTATCTGGAACAACCACGCTTGCATCAATCTACACTGATGAAGCGTTGAGTATTGCTGCACCAAATCCGCAAACTCTGGACAGTCTAGTAATTGACAACGAAATATATGGAAAATTTACCGTGCCGCTTTACATTGGTGCGGCCTACTATCTCGATGTAGTAACTAAGAACCAAACCGGAATCATACGTCCTCCACTGACCACATTGACAGGACAGGTAGCAGACGAAGCCACAGTTATTCCGACAGGCGGTGCAGTAGCGAATCCGTTGGATGATTTACTTGGGCGTGAATTTTATGCCACAGATACTGCTGCATTTACTACAAGTGCATCTACAAACAATGCCACGCTTACAACAGCCTTGGGCCGTGCCGCTTCTGCTGGCGGTGGCAAAATATTACTTCCAGATAACACTGCGTTAGTCTTTACCCAACTGACTCTGGCTAACGGTGTTCAACTAGAAGGTCGTGGACGTTCGGGAACCCCTACAATCCTTCAAAGTCAAGTTGCCGATAAAATCGTTACGTTGAACACTGGTTCAGGTTTGCAAAATTTGGCTCTCGACGGAATCAATAACGTTGCGTCTGGAATCGCACTGTACGCCAAGGCAACAAATGAAACTAATTTACGAAACGTTCTCATAAAACGATTCGATACGGGAATCAAACTTGTCGGTGGAAGATATGCGAACTGGCACGAAGTTTATGTCGATTCTTGTGCAATAGGTGCAACCCTGCAAGGCAATCTTGATACGGCTGGAGGCGACCAGTATAGTGACAATAGTTGGTATGGAGGAAAAATTTCAAACTGCACTACTGTTGGAATTCGTCTGACATACGAAGATCGAATCGTTTCCAATGTGAAACTCGCTAATCTGATTTTTGATGGTAATACTGGAACGGCTCTCGATGTGAACGGCGCACGTTTTGTTACGTTGGAAAATGTTAAATTTCTGAACAACACAATCAACATTGCAATTGCAGACGATACGTTGAATACAGTCAGCGACAACACGATCAAGTCGTTCTCGATGGTTGGAGGTTCGATTGCTGGAGGCGTAGTCAATATCGACGGGTCGTGTCAAAACGTCGTATTTAAACGTGTGGATTTTTCAAACGTCCAATTCAATTTCACAAATATCGGAAACAATATTACTTTTGTTGACTGTGTTGAAAATTCGGGAGTTGTTTTTACTGGTCAAGGAACCAGAGTTACCAGAGTACATGAAACGTTCGGAGACTTTCCTGCTTCGGCGGTGACAACTACCGATGCGACTGTGACAAAGATTTGGGAAATTTCGTTGGAACCCGGTCAAAAAGCATTCCTAGAAGCCAAAGTAATTGGCGTGATGCGTAACGGAGTCGATTACGGCATGTATCACTACGGCAGAGCAGTACATCGTCCCGGAGCCACTCTCGCTTACGATGGGCAGACAGGAAACTTTACAAAAGGTTTGATTGTGGTAGGGCATACGAGTGGGGCAACTGCCAGAATAATTGCAGATGCTGATGCTGGAGTGACAGGTACACTGACTTTGAAAAGTATTTTGGGTACGTTTGTTGATAACGAACTGTTGACAGACACGTCTACGGGTAGCGCGACTGCAAATGGAACACTTACGTTGGTAGACTGTGCGTTACTTGGATCACTCGCGGCTATCGAAGCCGATGTAGAAACCGTTGGCGCATGGGGTGCTGCGTATGCAGTTGCTGCTGGAAACATTGAACTTCAAGTGACGGGTGCTGCGGTTACGGTTATTGATTGGGTTGCCAACGTTTCAAGTTCGGTGAACTAAAATGTCAGTATCCCGCGACATTTCGATTAGCGATAAATTATTCCTTAATTGCAAGGAGTCGTGCCTTACAGGAGGAACCGCTGCCCTCGAAAACGCCTATCAAAATGAACTAGGCGGAATCAGTCGATTCCCCGGCTTAAAGTCCTTTGCCACGTTATCGGGTAATGCTAACACGTACCTGCACGAATGGCAGGAAGATTTGATTGCAGTCTCAGGATCAAGAATTTGGAGAGTAGACAAAAACGGAGTCACCACCGAAGTTACGGGAGTTCAACTGAGTGGCAAGAACCGGGTAGTTTTTGATCGTACGCCGAACGAACTTATTATGGCGGCTGGAGGACCTATTTTAAGGCTTGCGGCAGGCCACACTGAACTTTTGAGTGCAGATGCCCCCGAATCGACTCATGTGGGCTATGTGGGTGGTTACGTGCTTGCTACGGAGACAAATACCGGACTTATCTATAACAGTGCCGCGAATAATTTTCAATCGTGGAGTCCGTTGGATGTTTTTGCGATAGATTCTAAACCAGACTTCGTAAATGCCATGATAATCACCCCGTTCAACGAAATTCTGTTGTCTGGAAAAGATTCGCTGGAACAATGGGAACAACTCCCTGCCGGATCGGTCCCCGCATTTCAATACAGATGGTCAATCGGTCAAGGTAATTACGTGCCATACAGTCTGACTTTTGCAGATAACGGCGTTTGGAACATTAACCGGGATCAAGAATTAGTCAGATCGTCCGGGCAACTGGCTCAACAAGTGAGTGACAGTATCCACGGCGGTGTGCTGGAACCTGTTGATGATTTTTCTGATGCGTGGTGTTGTCCCATAATGGTTGCTGGACAAAAATTTGTCATGGTACAAATACCTCATGCCACAAATATCTATGGGACTACCGGAATAACCGTTCTATATGATTATCGGCAGCATAAGTGGTTTTCTCTGTTCGGATGGGACAACGATTTGGCACTTCCTAAAATTTGGCCGGGAGTGAGTTATTATCGTCTGTGGGGAAAACATTTTATCGGAGCCGCTGGAAAAATTTACGAGTTGTCTACCACGACTTATGCAAATGGTGGCGACTTGCAACGAGTTTTGTGGAGGTCTGGTAATCAAGATTTGGGAGAAATACGTATTGACAATCTCATGTTGCGGTTGAAACGTGGGGTTGGAGAATCTAATACCAAACGCAAATTGATGAGATTGCGAGTTTCGTTTGATGGTAAACCGTGGACAAAATGGCGCAAACAAGATTTGGGATTGTACGGCGAAAATGTCGCGTGGGTAGATTTTGGTCAAATGGGTTGTGGAAACACTTTTCAGGTGGAAATTGATATGACAGACTCCGCCGAATTCGAACTTGTAAAAATGCGTGTGTTATACACGCCGTTGGGGTAATCATGGCAACAGGCGAACCGTTAAAACCGCCACGCACCACAGGCGACCCTCAAACCGACTTGCTCATTTTGGTCAAATACCTTCACGATTTGTATGAAGCTATTCAACGTACTTATCTGAAACAAAGTCAGTTGGGGCCGGATGTTCAAAAAAGTACACAAATGCTTGCGGCGATAGCGAATGTAGTTCCTTTTGCAAACACCCTGACTTATTTTACAACACCTACAACTGCCACACTTACGCCTTTAACTGCATTTGCAAGGGCAATTCTTGCAACCACGACTGCCGGAGACTTCGTCGCAACATTGGGTTTAGGATTGCTTTCGACCAAAGATAAAATTTCAACTGGAGATATTAACGATTCTCAAGTCACTTACACCAAAATCCAAGATGTAAGTGCGTCAAGTAAGTTGTTAGGTAGAACGTCAACGGGCGCAGGAACTATTGAAGAAATCTCGTTTACAAAAACTCCAGTCGGCGGAACAATTTCGCAACTAGCTACCCGGAGTACAGGCGTGACTTTAAATGGTACTTGTGGGGTAATAACTACAGCTACTACTTCACTTGCAGCAGGATCAACCGCAACATTCACTGTCAGTAATTCGTCAGTGGTAGCAACCGATATAGTGATTGTTTCGCAACAATCTGGAAGTAATAGCGGAAACACGTCGGTCGAAATAGTGGCGACAACTTCCAGCGCATTTGATATTCGCGTTTCTAACCGCGCACTTGTTACGGCTGAGACAGGGGCAATCAATATAAATTTCGCAGTTTTGAAGTCAATTTTGAGTTAATTTAGATTGACTTTGTAGCTAGTTCGTGGTATAATGAATTAGTATTGGAGAAATAAATGGCGTCAATTAATTCGTTTAATGCAGGATATGCTCCGCAAAATGATTTGTACACTAACAGGGTGGACAAGTATAACGATTACAGGGCGTCTGGAAATCTGGCAAATGTTTCGGATGTTACGGGGTTAGGTGTCACTGATTCGACTACTACTCCAGTGGATACGCCTACTGGGGGTGGAGGTGGTGGCACGGCAATTACCGACGTTATAAATCCTACACCTACTCCTACCCCTCCGCCGATTACGCCGTATTCGCCTGCCCCGTACAATCCGTCGTACCCTACATCTAACCCTAGTCCGGGTTCATCCGTATCGACGCCTCACCCTACAGTTGCTCCTACTACACCGGGTTCTTCCCCCACAATCACGCCTTATACCCCTCCTACATACGTCCCTCCATCTGCCCCAAATTTGCCTACAACTAGTTACAATAATCCTTACAATAATCCGTCGAGTCCTTCGACAGGTTCTGCTGGCGGTTTAGCAACACTCGTTGGTGCTGGTGCGTTGATTGACAAGCTTACAGGCGGTACAATCTCTGGTTGGATAAAAGATCAATACGGGAATCTGGTTCCATCGACGGGCGGAAATACTGCAAACTTGACTTCTGGAGGGGTGTCTGCAAGTAATCCTGTAACCGGAAACCAATATAGTTTGGCTGGATCAAATAATATTACACCTACTGCAACTTCGCCTTACAGTTTGGCTACCAATTACACTGGCCCAACATTAGGTTTGAACATGCCATCAAGTTCCCTTACGGGGAGTGTTACTGCCGGAACTGGCGCGGGTCTTTCAAGTCCCGGATTTTCATCGGCAACACCTGTTGATTTTAATAATCCCGATTACAGTCTCGCGCAAAGTCCCACATCGTCTACTTTCGGAAACGGCGGTCAATTACCGTCCACGTCTGGAACCGATATGTTGGGAAACAATGTCGGTTCGATTCAAAATATGGCTACGGGAGCAGTTGCTGGAGCAATCGGAACAGGTCTTTTAAAAGCAGTGGGTGCGAATGGCCCAATAAGTTCTGCTGGAGGTTCGGCGATTGGTGCATGGGTTGCTGGTGCTGGCCCTGTCGGAATTATCGGTGCTGCAATTTTTGGTGCGATAATGGGTGGCGGTTTATTCGGCGGGAGCGCCCCTGTGCCGTATACACAAACGGGATTTAACAATATAGTATCGAATGCGGTTACTCCGGATACTGCCACATTAGGTTACGGCGATTACACTCCGCCTATAGGAGCCGCCACAGTGACAGGTAATCCTGCCGCATATGTAAATTCCTATAACTACTCCGATCCTACAATGGCGAATGTGACTAAGGCTGCGACAATCGCAAGTCCTCAATATGCAACCGCCTTGAATAATTTTAACAGTCAAACAGGTGTAAATAATCCTGCCGCAATTCAACAGTACGTTGCTGCAAATAATATCACGACTATTCCGCAATACGTCAAGGCAGTTAATAGCACTGGCGCAAACGCATATAGTGTCGGGGCTGCAATGGGTTTAACCGAACAACAAACCGCACAACAACTTTTATTGGCAGGTTATAGTGTTGCCCCTAACGGATCAATTGTTACTAGTTATTAAAGGATCGTAAAATGTTTCCACAACCTCAACAACAACAACAACCTCAACAGACCCAAGGCAACGGACAAGCTGCACCGATCAATCCTCAAAATGGTGGGCAACCTTCTCCTGCTGACTTGCCTCGTATGATCCGCCAATTGGCTCTCCAAAACTTGACTCCGCAAGAAATCCAAGTTTTGAACCAATCACTGACTCCGCAATTCATTCAGATCATGGCGAAACTCTACGGGCCGCAGGAAATGATGAAACTAGCCCCCCTGATGAACTTGGGGCAACATCCGTCAGATCAGCAAATGATGCAAGGTGGCGTACAATCTGCACCGCAAAATGGCAGTCTTATGCAAAATTTCAATGCACCGTCGCAACAGCAACAAGAACCCGTTCCGCAAATGATGGGGAATCTGGGTGAAGGTAGCGGGGGAAATGCGAACCAGAGTGTTGTAAATTCGTTGAGGCAAGCACCAACACCAGTAAGGTTTGGAAATAAAGGGGCGTAATCATGGATGATTCTTCGTGGTTAGATAATGCGGGAAATATAAATTGGGGCAATGTCGCCGTAGGTTTGGTAAACTACGGTTTGGCTACCAATGCGAACAACACCGCGACAAACGCTGTAACAACTGCTTCTAATACTGCGACAGGGATAAACACTGCGGCAAGTTTAGCGGCACTGAAATTAATTACTGATTCTCAATCTGCCGCTGCTGCACAAATCACTGCCGCGAATACTGCCGCCCAACAATTTGCGATAGATTCTTCCGCAAAAGCAGCACAAACACTCGCTGACACAAGTACTGCCGCTATCAAAGCATTGACTGATGCGCGAGACAACGCTTTGCAATATGCGTCTGCCGGAAATGCCGCCGCAGTGCAAGCCAGTGCAGGAGCATACAATTCTGCAATCGCTGCAATCAGTAGTGCCAGAGATTCGGCGTTGCAATATGCCGCTACCGGAAATGCGAACGCTAGTGCCGCAAGTACCGCCTCATACAAAGATGCCGTATCTGCAATTAATTCTGCGACAAGCAGTGCTTTAAATTATACGAACCAAGCAAACGCGCAGGTTCAGAAAACACTTGCGCCTGAAATTGCCAGTTCGCAAAGCGGCATTCAAAGACTGAACCAAATTGTAGCAAATGGTTCTGCATTGCGCCCAGATCAAATTCAACAACAACAGGATATTCAAAGACAAACCGGAGCAAGACTTGCGTCGCAAGTTGGAGGTCGTTCGGCTTCAGCTATAGCGTTAGATGCAGGCCAAAGATTTTATGCAGCAGGCGCAGGCCAAAACTATCAGGATGCAAATTCTGCCGCAAATACACTTGCCGGGATTTACGCTTCCGCGATATCCCAATCCACTAATTCTACACTGCAAACAGGTTTGACGAATGCAGGAACAGTTGCGAATGCCGGAAATCAATTGTCGAATGCTTCCACGAATTATGGAAATACGCAGGCCAATCTTGCAAGCAATTTTGGGAATACGAATGCTAACATTGTTTCGAGTGCCGGAAATAATATTGCCAACGCCGCTAATGTATACGGTACTAACGCCGCCAATCTTGCAGATTCGTTGGGTAAAACTCAAGCCAACATTGCAACGGGTACAGCCACCGGGATAGCTAATACCGCATCCACAATAGGAACAGGAACAGCTAATTTGCAATCGAGTTTGGGCAACACTCTTGCGAATACTACGTTGAATACCGGAAACAATCTTGCACAAAATATAACTACTACTGGAACGGCAGGAGCAAACGCACTGTTAGGTGTAGGTTCGACAAATGCGAATAACGTTTTAACTGCCGGAACAGCAAACGCCAACAATACTTTAGCCAATACGAGTGCAGGAATAACCCAACTTAATAATCTGGCTTACGGCAGACCTTCGGGATATTAATCATGGCAAATCTAAATTTAATTGGCGGTGAATTTTTCAATCAACTCGACCAAAACAGACGCGCAAACCAGTTGAACCAGTTGCAAGTCGATGCACTGAGGCGTCAACAACTCGAACACAACAATGCCGATACGTTAGCTGGAAAGCTGGCGTCGATTCAGTCCGAACCTACCCCGATTGCCCCCGCACCAACTACACAACCCGTTTTTGGTCAAAATAGTAATGACATAACCACTTCTCCGAACATTACCGATGCTGCAACCAATCAGGCTTTAGGAATTCCTTCGCCTAATCCTCCAGCATCTTCTGACATTAGCACTCAGGCTGCAATGCAAATCCCTACTGGACAATCTGCACTTCAATCAGTCACTGCTCCCCCCGATACTCGCGCTGCAAGAACCTCGGCACTAATGGCGTCAGATACTGGCCCCGGAACAGGGGAAATGAAGTTGAACTACATGGCAGGACAAAACAAATTAAATTTTGAATCTGCCAAATACCAAGGCGACTTGCAAGATAAAGCTCTTGCCGCATACATGAACAATCCAGAAGAAGGTTTGGTTTACGCTCAAATGCATGGACTCACCGATGTTCAGCAAATGTTTGCTCAACCTAAATTCAAACAGTTTATTGGTACAATGAGCATTTTAACGCAGGGCAATAAATATTTCAAAGATGATGCCACGAAAGTTAAATTTGCCAGCGAAGCTCTCGGAAATCTAAAGAGTGGCATGAGTCAAAACGACGCAATCGTAAATGCGTACATGACTCCCGGTTTAGTTCAACCTGAAGTCAAATCGTCTTTCACTAACGATGTTGGAGCAGTAACCCAAACTGACAAATTTGGAAACGTTATAAATAAAACTGCACCGGGAGTTGGAAAATCTAACAGTGTCTTGCTCCGTTCTCAACTTGCCAAGTTGCAACCCAATAAAGTTCAGAGTACATACACTGCTGCCGACGGAACTCGCCACATGACCATGAAAGACGGAACCGATCAACAAGCAGTAGATCAAGACGGTAACGCAATTCAATCTTCCGAGATTCGCAAGTTTGCGGGTCAAATTTATCTCAAGAATGCAGGAATGCCCGGAAACACTATCGGTTCAGCTCAAGGGACGGCTAGTCAGTTGTTTGGTGGAAATAATCAACAGACTCCGAACAAAGTTTTAAATTTTGTACCCGGTCAAGGTTTTATAACAGCAGACCAGCAACAACCCGACCAATCTCAAGAATAATGTGTTGAACTTTTAGGTGGAACGTGCTATAATGTCTACCTGAACAGGCATACCTAGAGGCTTCGCATGACCACTACTGTAAATCTCCCCGATGGAACCCAACTGAATTTCCCTGACGGCATGGACAACCAATCCATGCAGTCTGCAATTTACACGTCGTTTCCTCAGTACGCCCCAAAACCAGCTCCATCCTTTTTTGAACGGACACAGCAAAAAATTGCTGCGGCGGTTGCGCCTACATCTGATGTTTCGGTTATGGATCAGATCAAGAATATTTCTAGTGGACAGATCAAAAATGCGACTGCCAAATTCAATGCCCCAGATAGTACGATAGGCTTCGATCAAAATGGAATCAGCGATACCGGAACTCGTTCGTTGACTCAAGCCATTCTAAACCAATCTCCTGTGCGGAAAGTAGAAACAAATCCTGCAACTCTGGAACCAGATTATGTTGCTCCGGTTCAACAATCGTTGACACCTGTCGAAACCGCTTATACTAACGTCGGAAAGATTTTGGATAACGCAAAGACAGGCGCAGTAGATTTAGCTGTTCCTCAGAATACCGAACAGGTTCTTGCAAGAGATTCACAAAACATGCATCCGACTGAAAAACCTGTGGTTACTGACATTGGAAACGCCATTGCAGAAACTGCTAAAAGTTCAGGTCGTTCTATCGAAGATTTATATGCAAGTCTTGGCGGAGGTATGCATATCCTTAACCAAGATTATGCCGCAGGAATTGTTGCAGATAACATGAAAGCTGGAGACAGCAGTTATCGTGCTACAAGGTTTCCCGGCAAAGTAGTTGAAAACGCATTGCCTTTAGTTCCAGCGGTGGCCTCGTTCTTTATACCCGGAGTTGGAGAGGTTTTAGGTTCGGCAATGTTGGCTGCTCAGTTTGGATGGGGTTCTGGAAAAGACGCGATAGATCAAGGGAAAAGCGTGGGTAACGCTCAACTAAAAACTGCAGAATATGCAGTACTTGGAACTTCGTTAGGAGGATTGGTAACAGGTGGAGCTACAAAAGCACTGAGTATAATTCCCGGAATCGGGAAAGCATTTGTTCCGGCAGCAGCAGATACTGTAGGACAGTATGCCTCAAGAATGGCGCAAGGTGCTGCTGGAATGGCGGCATTTGTTCCTGTTGGAACAGCGATCAATCAAGGCACAGATGTTCTTACAGGACAGTCTGGCAAACCAGAAGATTACCAATATATGCCTACCGTCGATCAACTCATGGCGGGCGCATTACTTCCTGTGCCTCATGCTACACGCGATTTTGTGCAACGCAATACGATGCCCGAAAAATATATCGGATTGCCCAACGGTGACACAGCAATGTCTCATAGTTACGGAGCACTTTTTTCGTCTGAAGATGCGGCAAATTCTTTCATAGAGTCAAACGGTTTAACTCGTGGATGGGAACCGCAAGCACTTACCGTTTCAGGCAACAAATTGGGTTTCGTAGTAAAAGCAAAGCCAGCATTGGAAGTGGACTTAACTCCTAAGCGCACTGCCTCTGATGGTTCAACACCACTTGATTTTTCTCAGCCTGAACCATCAACACAACCACCTATCCCGGAACTAACTGACGCAGTTGGCGGAACTCCTGTTGGAAATCAAGAAGTTAATTCTCAGATGGCAAACGCATTCCGTTCTGCAACAGAGGATGCCGCATACAAACAAGTCGAACAGCAGAAACAGGCTTCAATCGAAAAGGCATATAACTTAAATTTTGCTGAGAACCAATTTCAAAAATATCAAGGAGAACAAAATGTCCCAAGAAACGAGACTGTACATCCCGAAATACCTACGCAAAGCACTCAAGGAGAAACTGGTGTCACCGGAGGAAGCACTGAAAATGGCATTCTACGATCAGATAATGGCGGGGGCGAGTCAGGGTCTAATCCAGTACGCCAAGATCAGCAAGGACTTAAAACAGTCCTCGACGCTGTTAAAACAGGAACAGATCAAGTTTCTAATGCGGGGCAACAAACTGAACTGACAGGCCGTAGAAATCACATTGAGTCGGTTCCTCCAGAACTGGATCAACGCAGTGGTTTAGATCAACGCCATGACGAAATAATGCGTATGCAAGTTGCTCACATGACTCCTGAAGAATTGCGCCATACTATTTTGCACGACGAACTTACCGATTTACCAAATCTTAGAAATTTCAACGAATCCCCTGTACAAGCGATAGTTGGCTTTGGTGACGTAAACGGATTGAAAGGGTTGAATGATACACATGGACACCCTGCTGGTGATGCATTGATAGCAGCTACTGGACATATTCTTAAAAAAGTAACCATATCTACAGGAGGTAGAGTAACTTTTTACCGCAGGGGAGGCGATGAATTTCTTGTATACGGCCCGGATGAAAAAGCTGTAAATGCCGCGATTGCACTGGCCAGGAGAGAACTTAAAAAGGCATCTTTCGATTTTCAAACTATAGACGGACAAACGGGAACTCAAAAGGGTATCAGTATTGCCTTTGGTATAGGCAAGGATGTTGCATCAGCCGAAGTTAAAATGAAAGCTGACAAAGCTAGGCAAAAAGCCAACGGTGCAGCAGCAAGGGGAGAATTATCTTCAGGTTTAAGTTTACACAATCCTGTGCAAGACGCAACCAATAATGCAATTGACGCTTTGGCGCAACAGCACGGAGTTTCTACAACACCAGTTGCACCAATTGACGACCATAGAACACAGGTTCCAGCCGTAGCGAAGTTAGATAAAACTCTTCGCATCATTCAAAATTTGCCTGAACAACGTGTTAATCAAACAAACACATTACCGGAACCTGTCGAAATTCCAGCAAAAAACGAACAGGTTATTGAACAAAAACCTTCTACTCAAGTCCAAGGATTAAGGCCGATTATTGAGGACATGATCCGAAACAAAGTAGTTGCGTCAAGGCCGAACAAAGCAGGACAGAGATTAGACCTTGCTCCAGCTATTCAACGTGCCAAGGAAATCCTGTCAGGAACGCGCACAGCGACTCCGGCAGAAGTTTCGTGGTGGACACGTACTGCAAAACGTTTTGAAGGCGTGGATGCTCCTTCCGGGCAGGCAGCGAGGGCAATCATTGATTATCTCAAGTCAGGAAAAACAGAAATTCAGAAAAGTGTTCATGTTTACCCCGGAGAATCGACACCCGAAATTCTGCATAACCAAGACACCAAAAATGCGATCATCAAACAGGTACAGTTAGACCATCCTACGTGGGGTGATGCAATTACCAAGTTACTCGAACGTGCCGACAACGGACAACGGGGCGGTTTGGTAATTGGCAGTGAAAAAGAAAATCTGCAACGTGCCGCCGAAATGTTGGCACAGAAAAATGGCACTACAGTACAACATGAGCTTGACAGATTGAGCAGTGCAACGCAACAAAGTATTACCGTGATCCGTGCAAAAACCGAAGATGAAGCGCATAAAATTGCTTCCGCAGTCGGTGGTCGTGTTGGTTCTGACTTGCAAGGATGGAAAGTTGAAACAAGTACGCCTGTAACTGGGCCGTTGCAATACAGTATTGCCGCTTATGAAGGATTATCACCCGAAGAAATAACAACCAATCCTTCCAGTAGCAAACTTTTAGGATTGCTCAACCGAGTGGAAAAAGCAAAGCGAACTGCGATTTTGCGCGGTCTTGTAGATGATGCGGGAAATTTGCATGTGTGGGCGGCACACGATGCGATACACCCAGAAGGTGCGAAAGCCTCAGGTATACCTTACGACTATACCAAACGAGTGGTAATTACAAAAACCGAAGGACTTCCGTATTTTAGTTTCGTTGACTTAGGTATAAACAAATCTGACTTAATTAGGCGTTATGGAAATAACGAAGTGTTGTTTGATGTTCCGGGCAAAGGTATTGCAACAGGTGCAGAATATGCGAAACAGGAAAATATCAAATCCGATAAACTACTGCATGACTTGAGGATTGAACCTCTGCAATATAGCAAAAATCAAATGGGTTTTTATAGCCAATTGAAAAACGCGATTGATTCGGCTTCGGATAAAATATTTACAACAGGGCAACAAGTTAAATCGTGGTTGGATGCCAACGCTGGAAAACTCGGAGTCAAGAAAGATGAAATCTATTGGTCAGGATTGACAGAATATCTGGAAATGAACCCCGGCAAAATCACCAAGCAAGCCGTTAAGTCGTTCTTGCAGATTTACGGTAATGTCGAAGTCAAAGAAGTAACTCTTGGAGGTTTTAAAAACGAGTGGGAAATTCTAAGTGAACACACTGGAAAAAGAATCGGCGGAACGTACCCGACTGAACTTGCAGCCAGACGTGCCGCTAACGATTCTCCAGTTGGTGACAATCCAATAGTAAATCAGGTACGTGCAGACAACACAGGAGGTGCACCAAAGTATTACGTTTATCAACTTCCCGGTGGAGAGAATTACAAAGAGCTATTGCTGACGCTTCCAGAAAAAAACGATTCTACAGAAAAACTAAAAGATGCTCTTGATAAAGAATACAGAGTGCATGGAAATTCTGAACATTATGACGAGCTTCTGGCGCAGCAAAAAAAGATAAGGGATGAAAATAAAAATTTTACATCGCAGCACTTCAACGAAAAAAACATCCTTGTTCACATCCGATTTAACGAGCGCACTGATGCAAACGGCAAGAAGGTTTTATTCATTGAAGAAATCCAATCTGACTGGGGACAGAAGGGAAAGAAAGAAGGATTTGTAACCGATGGTAAATTGCCAACTGACTGGACGGTACACCAGACTGGCCCGGATGGGTCTTGGTATGTACTTGATAAATCCAATACCCAAGTTGGTATCTACGGACGAACACGCGAGGAAGCCATTGCGACAGCACTTAATCCGAAGGGATATACAGGTGGCGTATCTAATGCCCCATTCGTGACAGATACAAAATCATGGACGACCCTTGCGTTAAAACGCATGATTATCTACGCTGCAGAAAACGGTTACGATAAAATTGCGTGGACAACAGGAGAACAACAGGTCGATAGATATAACCTTGCACACCAATTACAAAAGATAACCGCAATAAAACGAGGCGACACGTTTCAGATTCTTGGAATTGGAACTGACGGACAATCTCATAATTTTGGGGATCATACCGTTGCAGAGTTACCAAATGTCGTAGGAAAAGAACTAGCCGAAAAAATAGCAAATCAAGAAATGCCGAATGAAGTGTACGCAGGAAATGATTTGAAGATTGGCGGCGAAGGAATGAAAGGTTATTATGACCAGATCGTTCCGCAGGTTGCAAACGAGATTCTGAAAAAGGTTGGTGGTGGGAAAGTTGAGCCTGTCGGAATAAATACTAGACATGAAGGTGCGGTATCGGGTGAAATGGTGATGAATCAATGGCATATTCCGATGGACCAACAAGATCGGTATTGGCATGACATGACTTTAACGCAACGTTATACTGCAATTCATGCGTTTAGATCGGAAAAAGATGTTCAACCCGGATTTGTTATTACCCCTGAATTACGGACAAAAATTCAATCCGAAGGTCTGCCGTTATTCAGCAAACAAAACACACGCACGCCAGGTTTCTATAGTCCTGAACTCGGAACAGCGTTTGTCAATCATGACGAAGTATCCGTAAAAGATGCGAGTGCAATTATCCTCCACGAAATGACTCACTCCGCCGACACTAAGACGCATCCCACGGATACTGACGGAAGAATGACCATCATTGGAAAACAAGTTGTAACGCGCATGAACACGCCCGGAGTAATGGGATTACCTGTTTACGCTCGTGTGTGGGACAGACTGGTAAACGCGGGAGAAACAAACAATCCACGCGAAGCTTTGAATTATCTTGTGGAAGAAACTTTGAACGATGCCAAACGATTCGGTTATTCTCGACTGGACAAAGGATTCATGGGATGGCTTCAACGTCAAGGATTTGCTGTATCCAAACCTGTAAAGGAATGGGTTGCGAATATCCGGGCAGCAATGTACGAACACGGAATTTCTGTGAAGGTTGAAGATTTAACAGTGGACGACATGATTGCTGCTGCTACTCGCGGAATGAAACGTGTTGCAGAAGGAAAACAAGAAGTTGCCGGATTAGAAAATAAAGCAATCTTGAATGTTGGTTTAGACATTCCCGGTGGAGGAAAACTCAATCCAGAAGATGTACGTTCAAGTGTTGAGAAACTCGGAGTAAAGGTTCTGAGTGAAAATCTTCATCAATCCGATACAGAAATGACTTCGGTTTTGAGATTGTCTCGCCCATTGACAAAAGACGAAGTGTATCAATTGGCAGTCGAACACAAGCAAGACGCGATTGCACAACGACTTCCAAACGGAACAGGTTTCCTCGCTGGCCCCAAGGCCGCAGATTGGGGAGACTATAATCCTGAATATTTCAAAATGCCAAACGGAAAATCTGCATCCGAATCAAATACTATTCAAGGTTCGGAACGAGGATCAAAACCCGGAGAAATTTCTGTAACCGGAGTTCACTATGGCAAGAAACTTTTCTCAGAATTAAGTGGAAAATTTTTCGGTACGGCTGGCGCAGGTGCTGAACGCGACTGGTTGAATAAATTGCCAAAAGACGATCCATTGCAAACTCGGCTTGCGTTTTATGTGAACGAAGGAAACGGAACATTCCCTGAATTGCAGAACGGTGTGGGTCATGTTCCGCACGAAGTTCCATTAAACAATCTTTATGACGTTGGATCAAAACTTATAAAGACTCCTGTGGGAGATTACGCCGCCTTTGAACATGAAGTTTTGAAACAAGGTTACAGCGGCTACTACATCAAGAATGCTCAAGGTGTTGGCAAACGCCAGCAAGGTGTTGCGGTTCTTCTTGGCGATGCTGCAAAATCGCTAACGGTTCCTTCGCAAATTCAATTTTCTAAAAAAGAAACATTTGAAAATCTTAAAACAACGGTTGATGATTTAGCTGACCGAGTTAAATCAAACAAATCTATGTCAACCGTTTCAAGCGGAATATCTGGCGCGTGGGACGGAATTCAACGAGCCTTCGCTCCGCAATATCGTTCGCCGGAAGCAAGAGAGGTTTCCAGAATTTTGATTGAAGGACTTGGCACAAAAGAAATGGAAGGAATCCGTTTCCGTGCCAAACTGAACAACGCGAGTAAAGTCAACAATGAAGAACTGACGCTTTCTCAAAAAGCCAGAGACATTGTTGAAAAAGGTTTAACGGTTGCCGCAGATAAAGTCTTTCTAAGAAACAGCAAGGAAGAAAACTACGCATTTATGCAGGCAATGGACACCGGAGATTCTGCTTATTTTTCTACACGTCCCGAACTAAAAAGTATGGCATACGTGATGGGCAAAATGTTCTACGACAAAGCGCGAGAAGTTCAATCTCTTGGTACAGGCGCACTCGAAACTATCCGTGAAAATTATTTTCCCCATATCTGGAACCGCGAACCTTCTGGTGATACACAACGTCAAATTATGACCGCACTTTCAAAACGTCCATTTGAAGGACAAAAAGATTTTGTCAAGGCGCGTATTTTTGATGATTTCAATGCCGGAATTAAAGCTGGACTCGAACCTGTTTCTGATAACCCTCTCGATTTAGTTCTACTCAAGATGGAGGAAATGGACAAATATATTCTGGCGCATAAAACTCTTCGGACGATTGCAGAAAATTCAGACGCAGTTACATTGATTGGTGCTGGAGATAAAAAACCTGCCGGGTACGAGGATGTAAACGGACGATTCGGATTCATCACAATCGGAAATGAGAAACTCAGATACGTTGCGCGTGACGACGTAGCTCAGGTCATTAACAATTATCTTTCTCCAAATCTGTATCACAATAAGTATGTCGGTAAATTATATACTGGCGGAATGTCAGCCGCAAACACTTTGAACCAGTTTCAACTTGGGGTTTTCTCAGCATTTCACGCCGGGTTTACTTCGTTTGAAGCCGTTATTTCTCACGCCGCAGTAGGTATTAAGGCACTTTCTGGTGGAGATTTCAAAGCCGCTGCACATTATATTGGAACTGCTCCGGCAGCATGGATCAATAATCCAAAGATGGGTGACAGAATTATAAAGGAAATGCTGACTAAAGGTTCACACCCCGAAATGGCTCAGATCATCGAAGGGCTTCAACTCGCCGGATTTAAGTGGCAAATGGATACTCGGTTAAGAACCGATTCCACAAAGAGAATGATTCAGGCTTGGGGCGAAGGGAGACAAATAGTTGCCGCCGCGCATTCGCTCAACGCAGTAGTCGAACAATCGGCTCGTCCGATTCTTGAGTGGCTTGTGCCTCGTCAAAAGTTCGGTGTATTCGGTGAAATGTATAACAAATGGATTCAAGATAACCCGAATGCGTCACATGAAGAATTGAGGAATTCCGCCCAACAAATTTGGAACAGAGTTGATTCACGTCTAGGCCAAGTGGTATATACACGACTGTTCATGCACAACGTCACAAAGAATTTTGGACAACTTCTGCTTCGTGCGCCGGGATGGACAGGCGGAACGATTCTCGAAGTGGGTGGCGGCATGAAAGACCTTGCGCTTTACGCAAAGGATGTGGCAACAGGAAAAAATCCCGGAGAAATTAGTGACCGGGCAGCGTACACGTTGTCGATGTTGTTGGTAACTTCAATTTCAAACGCACTTCTGACAACGTTATTTACTGGTAGTGCGCCGAAAGATTGGAAAGACCTTGTTGCATTCCGCACAGGTAACGTAGACGAACACGGCAGACCAGAACGATTTATGCTACCCACATATATGAAAGACGTGTATGCGTATGCTCACGACCCCGTCAAAACATTGTTGCACAAAACTCACCCGTTGCTATCGGTAGTCTCTGACATTGCCCGAAACAGAGACTATTATGGAACCGAGATTCGTAGCGAGGACGACGGACTTTTAAGGCAGCTAGGAGAGGCAGCAGGGTACGTTGCTGGCTCGTTCGTTCCGTTCTGGATGAAAGGTGTTCAAAAAGAACACGCGAGGGGAGGTAGCCTTATGACTGAGGCTTTGCCTTTAGTTGGGGTTATGCCAGCACCATCGGACATAAATAAGTCGAGAGCCGAAATTCTAATGAGCGAATACAGTGCCGACAGATTGCCTCAAGGAACCAGAACTCGCGCACAGGCAGAAAAGGCAGCAGCTTCGTCAGAAATTTATTCCGCTATCAGGAAGAACGACATTGCAAAAGCACAGAAACTATTTGCGGAAGATCAGGCAAAAGGAATCTTGACTGCTCAAGACTATCGAAAAATTGCCATGTCGTCTGGAAACAATTATTTCGTGAACACATTTAAGAAGTTGACTTACGAACAGGCAGTTCGAGTTATGGCAGTAGCAACTCCAACAGAACAAAAAGAACTTGCTTTTGTATTTGCCCGGAAAAGGGCAACCTTTATTCAGAAAGGCGGCAGGCCATGACGGATTTAAAACCCGGTGACAGATGTATTGTAATTCGAAGTGATTTGGGAAACGAGGGGAAAATCTGCACAGTTACGGATTATTTCTTTGGTGGAGAATTTGACGGAAAGCGGGTATCGTTTATTGCCGATGTGATTATCACCAGCATGGGTTCTCCATTTAAGATTGCGTCATTGAATGGAATAAAACGGAGTACAATGACTACCCCCGCATATTCGCGTAATCTCAGGAAATTGCCCGACATCCTTGACGAACAACCAGCGGAACAAGTTCGATTACCACTCTTGGGTAAAAAGAGCGAGAAGTAAAACATAAACCGCAGCACAAAAGAAAACGGTCAGTACGATAAAATCTCTGACCGTTAATTTTTTATTAGTCATTGCAATTCCAATAATTTTTCATCAAAATAAAGAGGGAAGTTAAGTTGCTGCTGGCTGACTCCTATTCCGGCGAGAATATCTTGCGCCTTCCGGATATACCAATCGTAGTCTACGTCGGTTGGAAACACGTCTGGAAGTTGCATTAACGGCATTGCGCCCTGACTGTCTGGAACCATGTTTCCTGTAGTCTTGTAGTGGATGGCAGTGCCAGTAGACGTACTATGATAAAATCGAATTGCTTTTCCAACATAACAACCATCCTTCAATGCTCCACCGTTCACTTTTCGAACTGTGACGAACTTCCGAATATCGGTTGCCTTAGAAATTGTTTCTTCTAATGGAACGTCGTCACGCAAATATGCGATTACGGACTCTCCACATATTTCATTTAACGGACTATGTTTCAGATCAACTTCTGATCCTTCAACCAAACCGTAGTCACGGAAGATTCCAATTTTTTTAATCTTGCCGTTCATTTTGACTGCAAAATAATTATTCACATCGCGGGTATGCAACATTAGATAAGGCGTTTCTTCCGTTTCAAAACCAGTTTGTTTTTCCCAAACCGAAACAATTTCCAACATTTTGTCTCGAAACAAACGAGGACACGCAATCACCACGCCATCGGTATTTGCACTTACAACCGGAATGTGAGCAAGCTCCAACGCTTCGATTAGCATGAGCGACGCCAGTTGTCCAGTTAATGTAATCTGGAGCATCATCTTCGGAGCATATAGTTTAGAATACTTGCTATTTGTTTTACCAAAGGTTCCGTTAATCAAAACTTTCAATGATTCGGCATCATCTACATTTCCTTCGTCTTTGGTTTTCAATCTCGCCACAACAAAGATTTTAAATATTTTTAGAAACAACTCGGTCAGGTGCGGCGGAAACAAACCGCAGTTCAAAATAATCGACGGATAATAACTGCGAACGTCCCTGTCAACCAGTATCGTGTCCAGATCGGTTTTATGCGAGGTGTTTGACTCACACGAATGTAAACCTCCCATTCCTAGTTGATATTCTTTTCCACAAATAGATATTGTTTTGTCTGATAGTTCGGGGTCTAGTCCGGTCAAGGTTCCGTTTGGTTGTGTAACAAAAGTCGAATTGAGAACTCGCTGGAGAACAGTGTTTAATTTCTCAGTTTGAAATGATATGAACTGTGGCGCAGAATATACGAATTTCATCCCCGCACGAAACTGAGGTCGTTTTACCGGGCCGTCCATGACTTTCTGAATTTCCGAACAAATGACGGCTTCGGCGCACTGAGCGTCGGATTTACTTCTCAGGTCAAGTCCGTATTTCTCTGACATTTTCACTCGAAGTTCGATAGGCCGTTTCAAAGCCGCATACAATTCCAGAGTAATCTGAATGTCGTTTCCACAATATTCTGCCACCGGGCGCATTTGATCCAGTGTAAGCACGTCTGATGGGTCGTAGGGGAGGTCTTGCATCTTTTTGGTATGTAGCCTACCACCGTAGATTTTTAAGCTGTCTGCGACCCCCGGAGCGACTTCTATCAGGTCAATCTGGTCAAAGCGAGAATCGTTTATAAAGGCAAACGGTTTTAAATCGAATTCGTCATAGAATTGCCATGATTTTATACCGAAAACAATGATCCTGTCGTTTGCAGATTTCAGTTGTTCGTTTGTTGCCCCTGATAAGGCATATGCAATCATCGGGAAATCGTAGTTGATCCCGTTGAAGGTAATGACGGTATATTTCATCAGAACAGTTTTTAGACCGTCAACATCAAGTGGATGGCCTTCGTAAAGTTCGAAGTCCTTTGTTTTTCCGGTTTCCAGATTCTTAAATTTGCATAGCCAGTAATTCGGAAAACACTCTGTATCCATACCGCAAACGGGTTTCATTGAATACGCTTTCTCAGATTTTGCATGTTGACACTATGCGGGACACACCTTAATTTTTCGTATCGGTTATCGTCCCGGCAATGAAACTTGTGGTCAATATCCCGATCATCTGCAACCGAACCGTGCATATAAATCCAAACCAATCGGTGAGCCTTATATTGAACTCCGTCGATTCGAATGACAACGTACCCATCCATGTTGATTGTTCCAAGTATATCACCCGGACGAACACCTTTAGAACCTCTACCACGTTTCACCAAAGAAGTAAACAGACCAGTTTCAGGATCGTAGGTTACTAATTCTTTAAGTCGAGCTTGGGTAATCATTGTTCAGGGCAAGACTTGGATGCCAGACTAATTGACTTTGCATTATTCAACCTGACTAAACCGCACTTGGCACAATAGTGCCATTTAAGAATGTGCAAAGTAAATGCGTGAGGATTATTCATTTTCCCCTCGAAGTAATTGTTAAATCTCGATAGACTTTCACTCCCGGAATACTGAGTGTTTCTTGTTGGCTCAACGCAAAGGCATTTAAAACCTTGTTGTCAAGTGCTAGAACTGCCCGGTAAGGTTTTCCTTTTTCAGTAGCGAGAAACTTGAGTAATTTCTCGAATGCCTTTGGATCGTTCGAATCGAGGTCTGCCTTCCAACGTTTCGATACTGAATTTCCAGCAGATTTTGATATAGGAATAACGACTTCTGTTCCAGACTTACGATCAAGAAATTGTTGTACTTCCTGTTCAGTAATGAACTTTTTCATTTCAGAATCCAGCAACGTTTTGCACTGGCCTAAAATATCAAGAGGACTTCGAAACAAATTCATTGCCGCCGCATGAGCCTCGTTCAATGGCCCGGTAATCGTTGCGCGTTTTTCCTCAAGAATTTTAATCTTGGATTTGATCGAGATAAGTTCTTCCCCGGCAAGTTCGTATGTGGCGGGACTGTCAACTTTAATTGCAATAGTTACGGTGTGCGCCGACTCTGCATCTGATAGAAGTTCGGCAAGATTGAGTGAACCGATTGCAAGTTGAATGTGCTGGTTTTCCATTATTTATTCCTTTCTTTCCATTCTTCGGCAGCATTGATGGCAGCAGTATTTGCATGGATTCTTGCCAGCAAAATTTTAAACAACTCCCAATCCTGTTTGTATTTCCATTCGTCGTGAACGATCAACTGGTATTTTCCAGTTTTTTTAAGCCAGAGCGTTGCACGTTTTGCATCCCGTAATCGGCTATATTCTTCATTCTTGTGGCTGGCGTCATAGGGAACCATTGCTTTTTTCGCTTCCTGATACGCGACCAATTGGACACTGGCAGTCTTGCAAATAGCCGCAGTGTTTTTTACATCAACAAAATAAAGTTCAGGCATTTCCAGAAGAAAGTCCATAGTTCCTGCATATCTTAGTTCTGAATGAAAAACCTTTTGTTCACTCGAAACAATCTTCGGTTTTTTTTCCTCGACAAACATTTTGAAAGCCTCGAAATAAGGCTCAGTTTCAACGAAGAACTCGTATTCGTCGAGGTCGTCTGGACAAGTTTCTGAAACAGATTGAAGTAACGGGTTCTCATTGTTCTTTTCTTTCGCGTAAATTTCTATTGCCCGGTGAATTGTAGTTCCTCTATCGGCAGCATGTTTTAATACTTCTGGACGGATCATTGAAAAGTCATTGAGCGCGGAAATTACATTCGTGACGCTCGGAACTATTTGCCCGTCCAGATAGTAAGCGTGAACCTTTTCATCGAAAACTAAGTCACTCATTTTTTGCCTTTCAGCGTAGTCTTGATTGCCACAAACTCTGCCTTGGTCATTTCTTTGTAGTCCTCACCAAGCAGTCGATCAATCCCTGCCTCAGTCAAAATATCCGAAACGCTAGTTTCTTTAAGGGCCTTGAATTTTGCTTTGATGAACGCAATTTCGCCTACTTCGGCGGGAGGGCTGTCTGTGGCGGAAACTGTCGGTTCAGGCTGAGTTTTAGGTGAAGCCTTAGGTTTTGTTTTTCCGTTTGGTGTCTGTTGAACACCGTCTGTATCGCCTGTCATTTGATCTAGGGCGTCGTGTTCGACAATCTCAAGCGCAGTTGTCCAAAGATACCTACGCAAATACGATTCCACCGCACCCAAATTTTGAACAGGGTGGCAACCTTTTAAAGCCGCTTCGGACATGGGCGAAGTAACTATCACTTCGCTATTATCGTCGGTATCCGTGATCGTAAGTGTGGCTAATTCGCCAGTATAACGAACTAATCCACAAAGTCCGAGTTTATGAAAAATTAGTTGTATTGCCGGAAGAAAATCTTCAAGTTCGAAGTAACTATTGCCGGAATACTCGTTTTTTCCGGTCTTTTTAAGCGAAGTTGCTTGAAGGTCTACTCTGGCCTGCATCAGTTTTTTAAGTACGCTCATTTTGCGGTTCTCCGTGGAAAAATTGAACGGGTTACGGTTCCCGCTTTGCCCGGTAATGCCTCGCCCACATTCGGGTGGTATCTCTGGCAACGATTTGAGGCACATTAAACCACAGTTTGATTCAAATGTCAAGCGATTTAACTTGGCGAGGGCGGTTAATAAACCTTGACTTTTAACCGAAGTTATGGTAAGATGTATGCAAGGTTGTGAAATTGATTAAATGTTGCCCGACAAAACTTAATTGGTATTCGGAACAACAATTTTGCAACCGTTGCCGCATGATCCCATGAGTCGATAGTAGGTGAATGGGAATGGTTCGTTACCGATAAAAGTAATCCTCCGAATAACGTGAACGGAGGCGTCTATCGACAAAGCGGCAAGATTTCGAGGGGTAGCTCAGTCTGGTAGAGCTGGAGCCTCATAAGCTCAATGTCGCAAGTTCGAATCTTGCCCCCGCAACCGAACTTAGACGTTACCGAAAACCGTAGATTACCGGGCAAGCCGCATTGCTACGTCAGTAGGGTAAATCGAAGTTGACTTACGCCGGATGGAAAGAATCTGGCACGAATTGCAACAGAGAAGGAGGTGATCCTAGTCTGAACAGACCCGAAGAGAGTCGATTGCAGTTTTAGACCAACATAATTCCGGTTAGTTGGTCTTTTTTTTTGCTCAAAAATATTTATGTTGACAGTTTTTTAAATTTGTGTTAAACTACGAGCGTGTTCAAACGGAGTATAACCCTCTTTTAATAACTATATCACTAAAGGTTTTACGTTATATACGTTGTTAGAAAGAGTAATTATATCCACAAAATACTAGATATTAATATTAATACTATATACGCGAGAGAATAAACCGTTTGCTTTTTCTTGCGGTTTGTGCTAGTATTCGTGCCTATGGAACTTCGAACTTATCAATCAACCTGTATCGAAAATTGCCGAAAAGCACTCGCTGAGGCATTTTCTGTAATCTTGTTGTATTCACCCACTGGTTCTGGAAAAACGGTGGTTGCATCGAACATCATGGAACGAGCCGCGACCAAAGGAAAACGGGTTATTTTTGTGGTGAATAGGGTTCACTTGGTCAAGCAGGCCAGCAAACATTTAAAAAACATCGGACTCACTCACGGTATTGTTCAATCCGACAACACATGGGGAACTGACAGAAACGTTTTGGTGTGTTCTGTACAAACACTTACCCGTCGCGGTTATCCTGACGCAGACTTGGTGATAATCGACGAGGCTCACGGCATAACTTCGGACACATACCAGCGACTGATCGAGTATTATCGTTCAAATAACGTTCCGATCATTGGTCTGACAGCCACACCTTTCACCAAAGGGTTAGGAAAAACCTTCCAGAAACTAGTTGTGGCAGCGACGATTCCAGAATTGATTAAATTGGGGCATCTGGTAGACTGTGAAATTTATGCACCACCGGGGCCGGATTTGACGAACGTGCCGATAGTGAACGGTGATTACGAAGAACAATCCCTTGGAAAAGCGGTAGACCAGCACGACCTGATTGCAGACATTGTTGATACGTGGCTCGAACACAGTGGAGGACTTTCGACAATTCTGTTTGCCACAAACATTTTGCATAGCAAACACTGTTGCGACGAATTCAATTCTCGCGGTATTCCGGCAGAGCATGTGGATTGTTACACTTCTGACGACGAACGGGAAGCAGTCCAGCAACGCTTCGATACAGGTGTCACACTCGTTTTATGCAATGTGGATGTGTACTCTGAAGGTTGGGACTGTCCGAGGGCCACAGTGATGATTCTAGCACGTCCTACGCGCAAATTAACTAGATACATCCAACGTGCAGGACGGATTTTAAGACCGTTTCCGGGAAAAACTATTGGATTGATTTTAGATCATTCAAAAACGTCATGGGAGTTTGGTTATCCTACTGACGAACTGCCTTTGGAACTCAATACTAAAACGCCTGCGAAGAAAAGCGAACCTTCCGACAAAAAGGAAAAAATCGCAAAACCTTGTCCCAAGTGTCACTTCCTGATTCCCCCCGGAGTATACCCGTGTCCGAAATGCGGATTCGCAATGCAGGCGCAAAACGAAATCGAAGTAGGGGAAGGAAAACTAACAAAACTCCAGCGTAAATACCTGTTTACACCGGATCAATTGCAGGAATTCTGGGGCGGTTGTTTGTTCTTGGCTGAGAAGCGTGGAAAACCCCGGACATGGGCGGCAAGGCTCTACAGCGACATTACTCACAAATGGCCTAAAGGTTTGAACGAAATATCTTGCAATCCCAATCAGACTGTGTTAAACTTCGACGTACACGCTAGGATTAAGGCGAGTTTTTACAACAAAAGGAAATCGTCATGATAACTCCAAATGTTCCAGCATTTCCAACCTCACCCGAACTTCGAGGGGGCTTGACTAAACGGGAATATTATGCGGCAGAAGCAATGAAATCTTTAATCATACTTGAGGGTGCTAACCCTTGTTTAAAGCGAGTTGCAGCACAGGCATGGATTCAGGCTGACGCGCTGCTGGAAGCCGAAGAAAAATGAACTTTCAAGAACAGACTAGAGGACATTGGAGACAGATTCTCTCGGAATTGATAGGAGAAGAATTTGTCACAGGAAAACACGGAGCCTGCCCCTTGTGTGGAGGAACGGATCGTTTCAGGTTCGACAACAAAGACGGATTGGGAACGTATTATTGCAACCAGTGCGGAGCCGGAACAGGAATTACGCTGGTTTGTAAGTATCTCGAAGTGCAACTTTCTGACGCATGGAAAACTGTAATCGCATTGCTGCCATCAACCGAAGCCGAACAAGAAAAACCAAAATCAGATCACCGTAACGTAATAAAGTTTTTATGTAGCTCGTCGGTTCCGGCAGGTGACAGTGTACACGAATATCTTCGAAACAGGGGAATCCTAGTCGTTCCAATTGCAATTCGGCAAGTAAAGTTTGTAGATTATTCTGATCCAGAAAATAAATCCTATCAGGCCATGATTTGCACGATGCAAAAAAATAAACGGGTAACGGGTATCCACCTGACGTTAGTTGAGGATGGAAAAAAAGCACCGATTCCCAATCCTCGCAGACTTTTTAAAATGTCAGACGGAGCATTAAAGGGATCGTCAGTACATCTTTTTCCTGATGTATGGGCGGCTACAAATTCTACACTTTTGGAACAACTTGAAATACCGAAAGAGCAGGCTTCGATTGTAACTGGTGAAGGAATCGAAACTACTCTTTCGGCAATGGTTTTAGCAAAAAGCCGTAGTTTAAATTATGACGGAATTGACATAATTGCAAGTGATAATGATTTTAAATATGGAGGCCAAGCGGCAGCGTATGCTCTTGCCTATAGATTATCCAGAACCCGTCAGGTAAAAGTTATTGTTCCTGAACGGGTAGGTTCTGATTGGAACGACTATTTAATGTCGCTCCCGCCAGAAACTCGCAAACAACTGTGGAACGAATTTGTCAGGAGAACAACGTGAGAAAATTATTATGCGAATTTTTTCCACTGACGTTGATGTTGGCGGATGACGAAAAGACCTTGGGACGTATACTGGATCAATACGGAATCTCCGCAGTTGAGTTTCCCGGTCCACACTCGGCGGTTACGATAACCGCGGTGACGCCTCAATACGGATTAGTTGCGATTGTGGCTTTTGGAAATTATTCAAACACTACCATGATCGAAGTTATATCTACTTTTTTCCATGAAGCAGTCCATGTCCAACAGGCCGTTTTTAGATACGTTGGCGGAAGTGACTTTAGTGATGAAACCGAAGCCTACGGAATTGAATATTACGGGCGGTACTTACTCAAAGAGTATTTGTATCGCAAACAGAAGAAACTCCAAACCGGGAGATTGAAGAAACTCCAAACCGGGAGATTGAAGAAATGAAATATCTACTTTGTCGCGTTGAAGTTATTCCGTCAGAGAAAATTACAGACAATGTTAAAAAAACAGTGCTGGCTGAATTTGATTGTTCTTTGAACGGATTGGAAAACGCATGTATGGCGGCAGATCGTTTCCAGTTTGCAGACGGTTTTCCGTTAGTGACGTATGAGGTATTCGAGTCTGGAACTAACACTTCGATTTTCAAAGGTCGTTATGGAAAATATCTCGAAATATTTCTTGCTAGAGTAAAAAGTTATTCGGAGACTGACTAATGAACACTCGTCTGGTTTTGATAGAATGCGGAACAACGTCCGAACGTGTTGCTCACGTCGTATTTGAATGCAGGAATAAAGTGATAACGATTTTTCTTTCTGGAGTTATGACCAACCTTCAAGCTCTCGACGAATATCGTATGCGTCCATTTGAGTTTGTCAGAAAGTACGGCGGCGAAATTTTGGAAGTACCCGAACATTTTGGACTGAGGAAGTAATCATGGAACCAGTAGAAAAATTTCTGTTAGCAGTTAGCGCGGTTTGTTTTGCATTACTGTTGGCACTCTACGTTAATAAACCAGTGGCGCAGGAACTATCTATGACCGACCAGATTGTTAGCCAAGTGACTGCCACTCCAGTAGTTGCCCCTGACGGAATTGTTTTATCGAAAGAGGACGTGATGAAGATTGAAGAAGAATACGCGCAGTATGAAACACGACTGACTGCCGAACGAAAAGAAACCCACTACTGGTTTGGAGAATATCAGAATTTGAAAAAATGTATCCAGTTCGCATCAAAGAAACATGTTCCAACCCTGTCGTGTATTGGATACAAAACCTTTTAAGGACGCTCGTATGATACTCGAACCGTTATCGTTGGAAGAACTTACTCGCACTGCCGAAGCTCTCGAACAAACTGGAGGCAACATTACTCGTGCAGCTAAGTTATTGGGACTTAATCGACAATGTGTTTCAAGACGAATTCCTGTTTTAATAAAACGTGGAATTTTTGTTGAAGCAGTTGCAACTGAGAAGGAAACCGATCCTACCAAACCAATCAAGATTTTTATTATTCCTGACGCGCAAGTTAAACCCGGAATAAATCTCGATCACTTAACGGCGGCAGGAGAATACGCTGCCAGAAAACATCCAGATGTGATTGTATGTATCGGAGATTTTGCTGATATGGAGAGTCTCAGTTCATACGACATTGGCAAACGGTGTTTTGAAGGGCGTACCTACCGGGCAGACGTTGATGCTGCAACTGCAGGGATGAAAGCCTTTATGACGCCTGTACGCAGAGAAATGAAAGCGAGTGGCTGGAACCCTCGTCTGGTGTTCACCTTGGGCAACCATGAAGATCGTATCACTCGCGCAATCGAACTGGATCGTAAATTGGAAGGAACAATTTCGCTTACGGATTTGGGTTATGAAAAATGGGGATGGGAAGTGCATTCATTTCTTGAAGTGGTGGACATACACGGTGTCATGTTCTCTCATTACTTTACCAGCGGGGTAATGGGGCGTCCAATTACTACTGCGGCTGCCATCATATCAAAGAAACACCAATCGTGTGTTGCAGGCCACCAGCAGGGGCGCATGGTGGCCTATGGAACGAAGGCCGACGGTACTCAAATGACAGCGATTATTTGTGGATCGTGTTATCTTCACGAAGAAAAATTTCTAGGCACTCAGGGAAACAAACACTGGAGAGGTTTTGTCATGTTGCACGAAGTTGTGAACGGCGCAAGCGATGAAATGTTTGTTTCGACAAACTACATTTTGAAATACGGAAAGAAAGGGCGTGAACAATGAAAATTTATTTAATCGGTTCGCTTCGCAACAATGAAGTTCCCCTTATTGGAAAACGATTGCGCGACTGCGGATTCGATATATTTGACGATTGGTTTTCGGCTGGTGAAAGAGCCGACGATTCGTGGAAAGAATATGAAATTAAGCGAGGCCGAAATTATTCCGAAGCACTCGAAGGATTTGCTGCAAAGCACGTTTTTCAATTTGACAAGTACCACTTGGATACATCTAACGCAGGAATACTGGTTCTTCCTGCCGGAAAATCTGGACATTTGGAATTAGGATATTTGGCAGGGCAAGGAAAACCTACTTTCATTTTAATGCCACAGGTGGTTGAAAGCGAATTGCGATGGGACGTGATGTACCAGTTTGCGACAAGAGTTTGTTTCGATGTGGATGAACTTGAAAACGAACTGCTGTTTTATAAAATAAACCAGCGCAACATATGATTGACACACCGTGTTCGTTGTGGTAATATGTATTTGTTGAATAACAGGAGAACGTCATGACCGAACAAGCCAACACCGGAAAATCCAACGGCTGCAAAAAGACCGGGAAAAAGAGGAAAAGCTCCCAAAATGCGCGATACGTTGCAGAAAAACGCGCAGACATTCATAAGGCGAAACGCATTGCCAAACATGCAAAAGCTGTTTCTACAAAAGCTGCCGGGATCAAGGTTCGTCGAGGAACCGCAAGGGCTAACCGTCGTGGAGGGTGATATGACAACTGTTCAATTTAGCCCGTATAAAACCTACCGTGTCGTCGAAATAGATGAGTACACATGGGAAGTTTGGGGGTACGGCGACAAAAATTCTACCGGGACATATCATGATCCCGAACTCGCCGCCAAACGGTGCAAACATTTTGAGGACGAATCCCGCGACAATTTTATGCGGTCGAGTTGGGGCAAAGCAAAACCAGTGACTGTTTCAACCAAGGAAAAATAATGTTTGCGTCTGGCAAAGTAGAAAGAACCGAAGAGGAAATAGCTATTCGATTGGATCAGCTTATCGAGGAACTTAACCGCGCTCCAACTGGACGAACGTATGTAAGACTATTCGTATTACAGTACCTGCTTCCACCAAGCGAAGCGGAACTACGTTGGAAAGACGCCGATAACCATGTTCGATATGCAGCAGTTTTAGAATCTCAATGGCTTTACGGTTACAGAGATAAACCTTGGGAGGATTGCGAATAATGGTTAATTTTAGTAACGAGGCGGTTATTCGACGCTATTTCGAATCTAGGCATTCTTCTAAATCGTTGAAACGGGATGTATCGGGTAGGTATAAGGATGCTAAAATTCAGAGTTTATGGAAAGACTACCGAAGAGGCTGGCTGACGTGCAACTCCGCACTCATTGAAAGTATTTCGTGAACAGAAAAATAATTGATTGGGCGGCATTTGAAGTTTTGTATGTTGCCGGAGTGGTTCCGATTGGTGAAAAAAACCAACCGGGAACCCTTTGCCACCAGTTCGATGTTACGCCGGGGCGTGTCTCGCAATACGTTAAAGAGAAAGGTTTGGAACGTAATCTTGAGGCGCGTATTCGTGTGGCGACTCAGAACAAATTGAACCGTTCGCTTGTTGCTCAAAAAACAAAACACGAAACAGAAATGACCGAACAATTGGCTGTAGAAGCTGTTGCAACAGTAACGTCCGAGTTACTTTTGAAACATCGTAAAGACATTGCCAAGTACCAGTCGATGTGCGACGAATTTTTAGTAGAATTGAAGTCAAAATCTTTGACACTTAAAGATTTAAAAGCGTTGGCTGAATTGAAGGCGTTGGCCGAAACTCAATGCGGTGAAAAAGTAAATCCGGCTGATGTAGAACGATTGATGAAGGCTTACGCCAAGTTGTTTACCCTTGGAAATCGCGCAGACACTTTCAGACAGCTTGTAGAAGCAAAAACTAAACTGGTTGCAATTGAACGTCAGGCGTTCGGGGTTAAGAGCGACGACGATAGCGGAAAAGCGAATTCGATTAGCTTCTATTTGAATTTGGCGGGTAATCCCGAAAAGGAAGTGAAAAATGAAATTGACGGAGAATCAGTTAGAATTAATCCGTAAAGCGAGTAGGGTCGAAGGCCCGTTCGAATTGTGTGATTCTGACCCGTCGAGGTCGTTTGTATACGATAGGTGTTATGGGTTTTTTAAGGTAGGGTATGCTTCGCACTCTCATTTAATGGCACTGCTTTTAGCGTTCCATCTTGGGTTCGACAACGTAAAGGAACTTGAAGCGTCCCGCGGCTGGAAATGGCCTTTCGAAATGTCCGATAACTTTTTGAAAACTCTGCCCGGAACGTGTTATCTTTCATCTTGCGGAATTGTTCCAGAGTGTGCATACAAATACAGTCTGACTCCGAGTGAAAAACGCTTTTTCGGCGACGTTGAGTATATTTTCGAGAACGAACATGTTGCCTGAATTCTCTCATGCCGACGCCTTCGAAAACCTCATAGAATCGGTTCGAGATAATTCCGAGCGACCTTGGCCGCACAACTTGGTAATACCGTCGCGGCAGGCCGTTCTCGCCTTCCAGCGAGGCTTAAATCCGTATTGTTCGTGGCCTATTCATGGATGTTCCTATAACATGGTTGATTATCCATCAAAGGCAGAAGAATGATTGACCAGTTTGTTATTTTCGTTACAGGGCCTGCTGCAATTTGGCTGAGCCAAACCCGAAAACCCGAACTTGAAAAGTGGGCATCTTTGATCGGTTTGTTTGGTCAGCCGTTTTGGTTATATGCCGCATGTATGGCAGCACAATGGGGAATATTTTCGGCAGATATTTTGTACACGTATATGTGGTGGACAGGTTTTAGAAACTGGTGGATTATTCCCAAATCGGATAAATTAAAATGACAGACGTGCGATATACTGCTGAACCCACGATGGCAAGATTTCATTCCAGCGATGCCTTTATTCGAGGTCTGATGGGGCCTGTCGGTAGCGGAAAAAGTGTGGCTATGTGCATGGAAATAATCCGCCGGGCGACAGAACAACGTTGTTTTCAGGATACGAAAATTCGCCGTTCCAAGTGGGGGGTTATCCGTAATACCTATGTCGAATTGAAAAGCACCACGATACGGACGTGGCTCGAATGGGTTCCTGAGACACTTGGAAAAATTAAATGGGATGCTCCTATTACCCACGTAGTCAGGTTTCCGTTGCCGGACGGAACGACTGTCGAACTCGAAGTTTTATTTGTCAGTTTTGATCGACCGGACGACATTAAAAAGTTGAAGTCACTGGACTTGACCGGACTATTTATTAACGAAGTATGCGAAGAACCAAAGGCAGTGCTGGATATGGGGGCAGCGAGGGTAGGGCGTTTCCCGGCAAAACGCGATGGAGGAACGACGTGGTGCGGTGTTATCATGGACACTAATGCGATGGATACCGATCACTGGTATTATTCGCTGGCTGAAAAAGATTTGACTACTGAGCGAGGCCGCAAGATTTGGCAAGAAATTCATGACGCCGAACTGGTGATGCGGAACGAGGGGATGTTGAGAGAGAACCAAAGCCTGATGGAATTTTTTAAACAGCCTCCCGCATTGTCGTATGAGCATGGCTTATGGGTTCCCAATACTGGCGCAGAAAACATTAAGAACCTTAATGGCGGATTTGCGTATTACTTGAGACAAGTTGCTGGAAAATCCCACGAATGGATCAACACTTATCTTGCTGGAAATTACGGGAAAGTGGTGGACGGCAAACCTGTTTATTACGATTATGTCGAGAGCGTCCATGCTCAGGGCAGAGAGATTAATCCGGTGGAAGGATTGCCTATCATTATCGGATTGGACTACGGATTGACCCCTGCAGCGGCTTTAATCCAGTGCGATTTGCGCGGGAAGGTGCGTGTAGTGGGCGAACTCTGTTCGGATGGTATGGGGATACAGCGGTTCCTTTCCGACGCCTTGAAACCATATCTAGCAACGAACTTCAGCGGGTTCGAATTCAAATGCACTGGTGATCCTGCTGGAAAAAACCGAGAGGGAAACGAAAAGACTTGTGAAGAATACGTCATTGATGCGGGATTCGAATACGAACCTGCAAAAACAAACGCTCCTATTGCCCGTATCGAAGCAGTATCGTACTTCCTTAATCGCCGTGATGGATTTGAAATGGATTTGTCCTGCCAGATGATCCGCAAAGGATTTGCTGGAGGGTATCATTACAAGCGGGTTCAAGTTCTAGGTGACGAACGGTTCAAGGAAGAACCAGACAAGAACATGTATTCCCACATCCACGACGCCTTGCAATACGCATGTCTTTTTGTTGGTGGAGTGCAGGCAGTAAGAGCCAGGGAAGACGAACGACCCGAATGGATGAAGGAAATGATGCGGCATAGAAATCGTGGCGGATTTATGGCAAGATAATGCTTGCGTTTTTTATTTAAATATGGTAATATGAAAGCCAATCAACCACGCGGAGAACGAAATGACATTTTTGTTTGTTATAGTGTTTTACTTGGTGTTTATAGTTTTTGTAGCACCAATGTCGTATCATAATGCTGCCAAATCGTTGGTATGGCGCGTTACCATTTTTCTGACCACGTTTATAAACCTTTTTATTGACCTTTTTAATATCGCCTATATGCTGGCGATTGCGCTAGGAATTCCAGTAGCTGTTGCATATCACACTGTTCGAGGAAACAGGGTTCGGTAATGAGACTCGCCGCCAGAACTGATTCTAACCAAACCGAAGTGGTGAAACAATTTCGAAAATTCGGCTGTTCGGTTGCTATAACCAGTTCGTTGGGCCACGGTTTTCCAGACATTATTGTAGGCAAGAATTTTAAAAACATTCTGGTCGAAATAAAAGATGGAAACAAGACTGAAAGTGCAAGAAAACTTACTAGCGATGAAGTCGATTTTGCCGCAGACTGGAAAGGTTTGATTTGCATTGTCGAAAATTTGAGTGATGTGATTGCTGTAGTGAAAGCCTTGGAAAAATGATATATGTATACTTGGGTTTGATTGCAGTATTCGGGGCGGCGTGCATTGCGCTTTTGATAGAGTGGAACCGTACTAATCCGTGGAGATAAAAATGAGATCGGAATGGATTTACGTCGCAGTATTGGTGGTATTGGGGCTAATTTGTATCGGGCTAGGGCAATCCTCCGAACCCGAACTGAGGTTAATTGACAATTTGACTATCATCGTCCCATGAACAATTCCAAAATAAAAGTTCAACTGTCTGCGTATGACGACAAAGGAAAACTTATAACCGGGTCTGAAACTACGTTTTTCATTATGAGTTATTCCGAAAGCGAAGCTAAACGGATTGTCCAAACACTCTGGTTTACATTTTGGGAAAAGATTGTGATGATGGGATTGAGGGAAGAATGAAAAAAGTTTTCATTTTGGCGCATGAACAGGCTAGGGATTTAGCCGCTCAATTTGCATTGATCCATGCCGCGACTGGAACTCAATGTGTGTTCTCCGAACCGACAAGGAATCTTGACCAAAACGCAAGGTTTCATGCCGTGTGTAACGCTCTTGCGAAATCTCAGTTTAAATGGTTTGGCAAACCTAGAACTGCGTTAGAGTGGAAGTTGCTCATGGTATCCGCACACGCCAAAGCTACGGGCGACGAGGTAGACATTGTGCCGGGATTGGAAGGCGAACTAGTAAATTTGAGGGAACCGACTCACGAAATGGGCAGACGGCGATTTGCTTCTCTTATAGAATATACCCAAGCATTTTGCGATTGCAATTCCATTGATTATAGTGTAGAATATGAAAAACTCAAAGCGCGAGGTTTAACAGCATGAATACTGTTTTGACTGGTTGGAGAGTTTGGAACATGCGAACCGAACAATATGTTCAAGCCGCTCGTTGGATGCAGTATTGTCCCTACATTCTTTTTCCGAAAGAACTTTATGTCCAATCCGACATATTCTGAAAAACGGTACTGGTCTAAATTGGCGGAATTGGGTTGTATTGCTTGCGCCCAAGACGGGATATTTAATCCTGTCGTTAGTATTCATCATTGCGAAGGCCGAACAAAAGACGGTTGCCACATGAGGGTGTTGCCGCTTTGCGCGGGGCATCACCAAGATGGAAGCGAACCGGGCAGCGACAAGATTGCGGTTCACCCGTGGAAAAAACGTTTTGAGAAAAAATACGGCACTCAGGAATATCTGATGGGCTATTGCAACGAACTTTTGGAAGTAGGAGATTGACATGTTTTTACAAATGAAAGGAATATCATCATGTCGGTGAACAAAGTTATCTTGATTGGACGATTGGGAAAAGACCCGGAAGTACGGTATATGACGAGTGGGGAGGCTGTAGCTAACGTCACGCTTGCTACCAGCGAGAAGTACAAGGACAAGTCCGGTGAAAAGGTCGAAAAGACCGAATGGCACAACCTCGTATTCTATCGCCGCTTGGCGGAAATTGCCGGGGAATATTTGAAAAAAGGATCGTTGATTTATGTGGAAGGGAAACTGCAAACCCGGAAATGGCAAACCAAGGACGGACAAGATCGTTATTCTACTGAAATTCTAGCGGATCAGATGCAGATGCTAACCGAACGTGGAAGTAGGAATGAACCCGATCCTGTTCCAGAAAAATCCCCGGCTCAACCCGAAAAAAAGACGGCAAAAAAAGCTCCTGCCAAACAGTCAGGTTTCGATAATTTCGATGATGATGTTCCATTTTAAGTTATTTTAAAACAAGAGGTTACAATGAATATGACGCCCGTTGCATCATCGTTTATCGTGGCGATTGGATATGATCCCGATCAAGCGGTTTGCGCCGTTCAATTCAAGAATGGCGATGTAAAATATTACTCAGGAATCTCGTTAGGCCAGTACCAGAATTTTTCAGATGCGCCTTCTCTGGGAAAGGCTTTCCCGACAATTCGAGATGCTGCTTCGTCGGTTGCATAAAGTGCTTGACTTGCGATTCATTTTGTGGTTTAATGTGTCTCAGTAAGTGGTCATTGGCAACTAAGGGTGGACTGCGAGGTTTTCGAGCCAGACGTAATCCGGTTGACAAAAAGAGCGGATAACTAGACCGTGGCAAGTTTAGGTAAACCGCAGCCCTGACAGCCAAGGATGGGAAGATCATAATGTGCCGGGAAGTACCCGACTAAAATTGATCGTAACAGGATGAACACCCTAGTTACCAATGACCACTTGCTTTTCCCCCATAATTTTTGAAAGGATTGAAATGACGACTATCCAATATCTCACCGACACTGCGAAGGCTTTGGGTGGCCCGGTAATTATCCTCACGATTATTGCCGCTTTGCTGATAGTATTCGGGCTCACTGGGCGTGCCAATGCAACAACGTTTTCGCCTCTGGCGAGTATTGCCGCAACGATGGACGACCAACCTGTAACTGCAACCGAACGTTTCAAGAAAATCAAGTTGCCCCAAGTTGTCGAACGTGGGCGTAAGGCCAAGAAGTAATCGAACTTAAAAATTCCTTATACGAATGAAGCCGCCCCCGGTAAATCCGGGGGTTTTATTTTGCTTGACATTTTCATAATTTAGGAGTAAGGTGCGATTATGTTTAGGAGACACGACCATGAACCATCTTATTGAAGCATCCAGATTAGAATCCGAAGCAGACGACCTATTTACGACTGCCGCGATGTACCTTAATGCAAAGGTGATTAGCAAAAACGACTTCAATAATCGCCGGATCGAGGCTGTTCGTTTATATTTAAAGGCTCTTGCATTGAAGGGCGATTTGATAACAAAGGAATCATCATGATTGCGTCTATAACCGAACGTGACCGACTTTTACAGATAAAGTCTACATTAGAACTGATGCGGTATATGACTGTTCACCACAACTGCAGGTTATACGAACCCGGTTACGGCAAGAATGTAGTTGCAATGTTTCAAGATGGAACCTTAATTTTGAATGCAAAAGCGAAGGAACTCTTAAAATGCGTAAGCTAACGATCCAGACCCCAACAGGTGCGTACACGGTTTACTTTAGACGCACCAAGAAGTAGCAACTAGCCCTGTTAAAATCAGGGCTTTTTATTTACTATCTGCTTGACTTTTCTAGGCAATTGTGATATAATTATCATACTAATTGGAGGTAAATATGTCCGATAACATAGTACGTCCTTCTCGACAAGATTATTTGAACGGCATAGTGGCTCAATCCGAATATTATCAGGGAGTTGCGGCTGATGTTGGGTTTGAAAACGACTTTTTGCAGAGACTTCGAGGAATGGTAAAAAAACAAACTTCTATGAAGTTGTGGGACGAACTGGCGAACGCTAACGGAAGTAAAATAGGTAAAGCTCTGGAGTTGCACGGGGATCACTTCTCTGTATCGGCTGGTTCAAAGGTTTTGATTGCCGCTGCCAACTTGCCCTTTTAAAATTTGACTTGACATTTACGGTTATTCGTGTATGATTAGCTTACTTTCAAACAGGAGGCTACCATGAAAAACCATACACCAGTTGAGCGTACTGGCCCGACGACCAACGGACAAACCAAGTTAGGCGAAAACATTGCGACTGTCTTGGGATTGCGTACCAATGAATTCGGCAGGTATAATACAACCGTTGGCGACAAAACGGCACTCGGCCTGTACCTGACAATCAGGCGGATCGTGGAGGGGGAAACATTATGAAACCCTCTATTTTAAAGTTCAGTCTCAGTGCAGATGATGGAACCTACATTTCAGCTTTTCGGCCTTATGACTGCTTGACCAGTTTAAAAGTGACAGTTGGAGATATTAAAACCACGACCACTAAGACGACAGGGTTTGTTGAAGTCACACTTAGCAGGTCGCTGACATTGAAAGAACTGGTAGCAGTATCTCAGGAGTGCAAGCAAAAGGTAGTTCAATCGTGACTGCTCTGGACGTAATGATTGCGATAGCTTACCGGGTAGTGGTAGACTTGCCTGATTGTGAACTGCGCCGGGAACTACTCCAGTATGCCCACAGACGCCTGATGCAAAGAAAGACCGAAGAACTTTCTAACCGATTTAGGAGAACGTAATGAAGAAATCGCTGACACAACTCGGAAAAACTGGTTTATACTATATCTTTGATGGAAATAAAATTTTCGGATCACATAGAGGCTTGCGCGGTGACGTAACATACTTGAGCGGTGACGTAACACACTTGCGCGGTGACGTAACAGGCTTGCGCGGTGACGTAACAGGCTTGATCGGTGACGTAACACACTTGATCGGTGACGTAACGTACTTGAGCGGTGACGTAACATACTTGAGCGGTAACGTAACACACTTGATCGGTGACATAACATACTTGATCGGTGACGCAACGTACTTGAGCGGTAACGTAACACACTTGATCGGTGACGTAACACACTTGATCGGTGACGTAACATACTTGAGCGGTGACGTAACATACTTGC